CTTGTGATAACCCCCAGGCTCTTAGCGGTCTCCTCATATGTCTTTTTCTGTTCTTCCGATACGGCTATTGCCGCGACTTCCGCTTCTTTCTTCTCTTTAATCACTCTGGTAACTTCCCTTAGCTTCTTGGTGTTTTCGTCGAGCCCCAGGAGTATACCGCGTTGCCTGATGCTAAGGGCATCGAATGCACCATCGATTTTCTGGATTTCCGATGCAATCGTTCTCAGTCTCGTTGATTTTATCTTGTAATGGGCGGCAACCTTTCTTATTGCTTCGATCTCATCCATCTGAGACCCTATCGCGGTCCTGACCCCTGTTTCAACCTCCGAAGCCGTGATAGATGCGGACAGCGACTTATTGATCATACTGTCGTACATATTGGTAACGGCCTTATCAAGGCCGGTCACTTCACCGATTAGCCTGCCTATTTGCCACCCAGCGAATCCGGCGGCAGCGATAGGCCCTATTTTAGATACAGCGCCTTTAAGTCCACTCACATTCGCGGACAGGGCGCCGAGCTTTCCGGTCGCGGCCGTGAATCCGCCCGCAAGTGCATTTGTCGCGGTCAGGCCCTCTAATTTAAGCACGCGGAAATATAATATCGTATCCCGAAGCCCCTTAACGAACATGAGAAAATATGGAGCTATCTTCGTGATAATGAGTGCTCCGGCCAATGCGATAGCGACACCTTTTATGCCCCCTGACAATTCCACTACTTTAGATGTTATCCCCGTTACAGCTTTCGTTACCGAAACGAATGAGGTGACCACCGAATTGGCAAATGAAACCACGCTTTCCTTGTTTGCCGTTAACCAGGTAGCAACGTCTTTCAGCACGGGGAGGAACGCATTTATCATCGCTGCTTCAACTTCATTTTTAATGGTTGTGAAGGCGGCGGAAGCGGACTTTTGTTGTTTATCGAATGCCTCTTTCGTTGCATTAGTTGAGTTTTTCAACGCAACGTGCGCCTCGGTAAATTTCTTCATCCCGGTTTCCGATGTGAGTACCGCTACCTCATTGAATGCCTCCACGGAACCGAACAAATCTTTCTGCGCCTGGATGTCACCGGCGACCTGCGCCGTTAAATTCTTTAGAAACTGTGCAAACCCCTGGCTCTTTAGAGACGCCAATGAAAATCCACCAGCCATCCCCTTAGCGGCTTCCGCCGCCTTATCCGTAGGGGTAGCAATATTGGCTATAACGGCCTTTAGCGCACTTACAGCCTGACTTGTTTTTATCCCCCCAGCAGTGGCAGCAACCAGAATGGCATTAAAATCAATGAAACTTATCCCGACCGCTTCCGCTGTCCCGGCGACGTTCCCCAGCGTTGCGGCTAATTCCGCTCCCCTGGTTTTTCCAAGCCGAATAGTGGTTGTCAGCATGTCAGTAATTTGAGTTACGTTTCCCGCCTTTTCCCCGTATGTGTTGAGGACGGACGTCACAACATCTGTGGCGTCGGACAGTCCAATCATATTGGCCTTCGCAAATGCTGCGGTGGAAGAAAGGAACTCGATTACCTTTGCGGGCTCTACGCCACCGGAAATCGCATCGTAAGCGGCAATGGTAAGCTCTTCTACGCTTCCTAGTTTCCCGGCGATACCGAGCAGCCCCGATTCCAGGTCCGCAAGGTTAGCGGTTCCGGTGGGAATCAGTGTCGTAAGATTGGCAAAAGACGCCTCAAAGCCAGCGGTCGCAGAGACAAGGTTCTTTAGAGCAATTACAGCGGCGGCACCCAGGGCAATCTTTTTCCATAACTTAGAAAACCCGTCATCCATCTTGTCAGTGGATTTCTTAGTTTTTTTAGCAGCCTTTTCCGTTGCGTCCGCAAACTGCGTCACCTTTAGCTTTCCTGTTTTACTATCGACCTCGATCTTTAGCTTTAGGGTGTCAGTGTCGGTTGCCATTCTTTTTTTTAGCCCCTTTTTTCGCGGCCTTTTCCCGCTCCTTGTGATATTTTTTGAGTGGCGCTTCCCACGAAAAATACCCAATGTTTTCGATATGCTTTAGTTTCTTGATTATAATTAATGTTTCTTGCCGGTCCAGCCCGTACAGTTGGCATACAGGGATAACGGCGCGCATGTCCAGCCCCAACACGACACCGCCCACCGTTACCACGTTCTTTTCGCAGGTATACCATATTTCCTCTGCGGTATAGTTTTCTTCCCACAGTGCCGGTTCTTCCGTCTGCGGGTGTTCCTGTATAGTCCCCGTCTCTTTTAGCTTTTGCTGCCGGTAAGCTTCCCTGTCGCTTTCCGTGACGGGGTTCGGAAAGCTTTTTCTCCATCGGAAAACTTCCGTTAGTTTCCCAGGGCCGCCAGGAGGTTTTCCCTTTCTATGTCCTTAATCTTGTTTTGGTGATATGTGAGAAAGTTGACAAAGTCAAGGGACGGGCTACTTGCAATCAGTCTTCGCATTTCGATGTCGAACGGGACCTGGTCGGTGCCAACCTTACCGTTAACCAGGTCGGTGATTTCTTCGTTCGGCACTACGAGGTCGATCAGTAATCTCCATGTCATCCCGCTCCAACCGGTAACAGATTTTAATATTGTCAATCGCTGGAATTTTAGCATGTCAATTCCTTCCATCAGGCCGGTCTTTACTTTATTTCTCCTGTATCCGCTGGAAGCTGGCGATTTGCATTCGTCCATGATTTCCATCGATGCATTTTGGTCCAATTCCACGATCTCGAAAGATAATTGTGTTTCTTCATTGTCATCATTTAACCACACAAAATTATATGTTTTTTTAGGCACTCAGGCCCTCCTTACGCCCTATATTTGGGCGATTATTTTAGTCTTAGTCTTCTTATGCAAATGTCAGGGAAATGGCGTTATTAAGCGTTGCTGCCGTCTCCAGGCCCTTGCCAGTCAACTCCATCGTCCTTGCCCCGTCACCTGATTCATTGGGGGTTTCAATTTCTACCTTAGGAATCGCAAACACATAGCGGTAAGCTGCTGTGTCACCAACGGGAATCGACAGCGCGTAGTCCGTGCCTTGCGCGGCATCGTATCGCTGGTATCCTTCCGTTGCGGCTATATAGAATGACCAGTCAACCGTTATTTCTCTGTCACTGCCATCAGAAGTAAGAACTTGCTCCGGGTACGCGGTATTGGTTTTTACGTTCGTGGCGATCACATAAGGATTAACATATGTTACCGTGGCTTCCACAATATCCCTTGCCGCCACTCCCGCCGCCGCCCTGTTCTCACTAAATGCCCCATATCTTCCGTGTTGAATATACCCGGATTCTACAATTGCAGGCACGTAAGGGTATACCAGCGCGTCATCCGCCTGGAGAGTCGCACATGCCGGAGTGAATGTTATAACCTTCGTTGCCGCATTAACGGCGGTAATCGTGAACCCGCTTCCGGTATTGTCGTCGGTTCCGATAGTTATCTTCGCGCCCACTTCATCGATTTCTGCATATTCATTGACGGTTATTTCCGTTATTGGTACGCCCGTACCATCATGGGCCCCGTCGAGTGTCAGTTGCCCGGCCTGAACTACCTTCATGCATTCCGCGGTCCACACGGCGCCACCCCAGGCATCATCGGACCCGTCAGCCTTGATAGCGAAAACTCCCTGCTTGATTATGCATCCGGTACACAGATATGAAAAGAATCCGCGCTTGATTAGTAGCGTCAGTGTGACCGGTGCGACCGTTATGCCCGACTGGGTGTAGACGACGGACGTTGCCCCGGTAACCGTTTCAATTCCGAATAGCGCCCGTAACAAATCCCCTTCCGCCGGCGCCGTACCCAATGCCCCCGAAGGCTTGATATAGGTTGAGAATCCAATTTTTCCAGGTTCATAAGGCCCTCTGAGTTCCTCTATTCGCCCCAGGGTGTTTCGCTTCTGTTTGTCGGCTGCCTTCATTACGATTTGATTTACGTCGATGTCTGATGTAACCTGTATCGTCCCGGCTGCTACCGGGAAATTAACTGTACCGGGGGCGGTTTCCACAGCCGCCCACATTATTTGATCCTTTCCAAACGCTATATATGTGGGTAGTGCCATTTTACTTTACCTCGTTTTTCTTAGCTTCTTTGGCTTTAATTTCTTTTGTTTTAGCCTCTCCAATCGCGGTCTCTTCGATCACGGCTTCTTCATGATATATTTCCTCTATGGAAAAGCCATCGTCCGTCCGAAGGCCGCTAATAGCCCGCCACGTTTCCAACCAATATCCACCAGGGAAATCGAGCGTTACAAATTTCAAGGTTTTTCCCGGGACGGCTTCGATCGTTACTTTTCCAGGCACGGTAAACATGATCTCCTTGCCATTGATGAAATCGCTCAATCCCATAACCCTTACTTTTGGGTGAGGTCCTACGTATTTAACTTTTACTTCTTTTAATTTCTTTTTCATATCCTTCCTCATACGTGATAATAATACGATATTTGCAGCCCGATCGAAGCCGCGTAATTAGAACCGTCACCGACGGGATGCAGTCCGGTTCCGATGTAAGACTCTATGGTTGCGGCCGATATTATGCCGCCTAACTCATCGGTAAGCCGGTAGTCATCCAGGATCGGCAATAGCGTGTCGATCATTTCAGCAAGCCCCGTTGCCCCGCCACCGCCCGTAGTAACATCTGTACCGGCCCAATTGACCTGCACAATGAATACCTGGAAGTCGAATCGATTCATCCCGCCGGAGCTTCCTTTTGATGGGCTGTAAGGTCCGCCGGCAAAAACAATTTCCACTAATGGCGTTATGTACGAATGCAATTGGCTTGCCCCGCGAACCGGTACGATATTGACACTTTTCGCAGCGGTGAAACTCCCTGATATCCTTGATTTTAGTGCGTTTTGAATTTCATGGAGTCCGCTCATGACATCACTTCCTTTTTTATCCAGCGGAGAACTTCACGTTTGAAAAACCAGGAGAACGCCATGAATTTTCGCGGGGGGATTACGATTTTCGTTGTCGATTTCTTTAGGTGTATCCCAATTGTATGTAAGAAATTCCTCATCTTAGCGGTTACGTTAATTACGCAGCCATCGTTTTGGATTTGCGCGATATTGATAACTTTCCCTTTCCATCTCCGCACCCGCCTCACCAATACATATATCACACCGCCCTTCTGTACCCAACTGGTTGAGTTCATCATGATTCCTACATTGCGTAACGCATCCCCGGCCCGGACTTTTAGCGGTTCCCATGTCAGACCAATATTCCCGCCCTGCGTGGTGAAGTTTTTTCTTACATCCGCCACACCTTCAATCCCGATATGAGAGAGGTCCATTTTTGTCATGTTTTTCTTCACGCGGAAGATGTTCTTTAAGTTGAGATTGACAATCATGGGTAATCCAATGCGTCGCTGCTGATCTGGTCTTCATCGTAGAAGTTGACAAGGGTTACCGTCTCAACATTACTCGTTACATCGGCAGCACCCAGAGACATAGTTCCTTTCGCGTACTTGTCGAGTATACCATGCCACCGTGCGCACTCAACGGCCTCTTGTTCCGGAGTATTGTCGCTTCTCCCATACAAGAAGCATATTGCCAGGCCGACGGATATTTCCTTAATAATACCGGGTGGCGATGTTAGTGGCACGGTATATTCGCCAGATAACATGTACCCGTCGATTATAGCGTCTGCGTTAGTAATCGCCCCGGTGATAATGGACGCACTGATACCGCCAGCCCCATCCGGGGCCAACTGCTTAAGCAGTGCGTCATTTTTTGCCAGGACGATATCGGCCTGCGTGCAATATGCCACTATTTATACCTCTTTTGCGGCGGCGATAATATTTTCCGCCTTGCTTTCTTTGCAACCTAAAATTTCCGCCAGCATGCTCGCGCCAGCTTCTATCATATCTTCAATAGTCCTTATCTTAGTCCGTGACAGTTTTTCCGCATAGGCCGGGCCAATCCCCGGCACGTCTCGAATCGTTTTTTCTTCCGTGACTTCCGGTATGGGCCATACCTCTTCTTCGATTTCACTTTTCATCGGTTCCGGTTCAGGCTCTACCACTTCCGTTTCCTCTTTCACTTTTTCAAATTCCGGGACCGGCATTATCCTGCGCGCTTCATTAATTACATCCCCGATAACGTAGGGCACCCACTCGATTTCACCGTTGCATTTTTTCATAGCGATCTCAGGGGTAGGCTCTATGATATCAAGTACCTTCCAGGTTTCCGTTACTTCGATTTTATTCGGCCTTGACAGGAGTATCTTTCCGATACCCGGGAGCTTTCTTATCTTTATTCCTTTCTCAATTGGCCTTTCACCTTCCAGCTTGCCGTCGGGCATAATATCCGGTTCAACAGGGATTTCATCGACTACTACCACTTCGCCGTTTCTTTCGTGGTAGGCGATTTGTTCAGTTCTCCCCCCAATTTCCTGCCAGTCATCGGACACCTCGATACCGGCAGTCTTAAGGTATATCCTGCCTATTTCAGGTACAGATTTTTTTATGTACATTTTCCGTCTCTCCCTGGATTAAGTATTTGTCACTTTTGTTATTACATATGGCGAGCCCACGGCGGCCTCATACCTGGCGTCGCCAAGTAATTTTAGAAGGTTTTCTTCGTCACGATCTTCCTTGAACTTCATGGCGAAGCTTTTTCGGAGTTGAATAACAACAGGCTTCATATAGGTGCCGTCCTTAATGTAGAAATAATAGTCGTTGGCATCGGAAAGCTCCCCACACGACCTCAATGCGACTGCGTTCAGATATTGGTTATCGCCACCGCCAGCTTGCTTAGCGACCGCGAAATTGGTTCTCATTACGGAGTCCAGGGCCGGGGGATACAGGCATCCAACGGTAAAATTGCCGGGGAATAGGGAGTATCCGTTTTCCTTTTTCATGCTGCGATATTTCAGCATACAGGTGTTATAGTCCGCCAGGATATTTGCTGCCGACGTTCCGGTTCCGGTCTGGAGGTTGGAAAATGTGACACCTTCCTGATATGACGGGTGACTGGTACGGAAGAACACGCCCCCATCGTAACACGTGTTATTATTGATTAGGGCTTCCAGTGCCAATTGATATTTGTGCTCGACAATGGCCCGTGCCACCGGATTGACCACCTGAGCTATGATCTCCGGATTGTCATCCACCATATCCAGTTCCCACGCTTCGGAAATTTCCCACTTTCTGTTGATAATAGTGAATTCCGCCATTTTTCCTTGACGGTATTTCCTCGCGCCGATCCACTCGCGGACAATTACTCCGTTAAGAAACCATTGATATAGATTGGAAGCCGCGTTAGAAGGAACTTCCATAATCAGTTCCCCCACGTACTCCCCGCCCTGTATTTGCTCTACCTGCTTAAATATTCCCGTGATTGCGGCCTTTTGTGTACCGCCACTTATTGCTCCTATTGCCATCTTTTCCCTCCTATTAGGTGAGCGTGATCACAAATGTCACGGTCGCTCTTGCCGCGTCAGTACTTCCGCCGTCTGAAATTGCTTCCAGGTAATCGCCTACTGCCACCGTATAGAGACCGGATGGCGACGCGGTATCGATATCACCTTTCGCGGACCCCGCGGTTGCAATTGTCAGGCCGCCGCCGGTGATTGCCGTGCTGCCGATGTAGGTGGTTATCGCGGCATCCCCTACAGTAATCGCCCCGTGCAGGACGGACTTGATACTTGTGATCGTGCCAGCGTATGGGCAGTATATTAGGCCGGTGGAATTAGCCGTTGAGATGTCAGGTATATCGACGGTGAGATATCGGGTCGTAGCCTCTTCTGTTGTCAGTGCAACCGATGAAAGGACGAAGTAGGCTGACGCGGCTCCGGGGTCAGGTACGCCGATTGCAGTCGCCTGCCCCATGGCGTTAGCACTGATCGTAACGGCGGTATCTCCGGCCTGATCATCACATGTCAGCACAAGCTTCCCGCTTGCCGCCGTGGTGGGGAATACATCCACCGACCCGGCGACACCGGAGGAACCGGCATCGATATTAACAGCATCCAGGTTCCTGAAATCCCCAACATCCTTATTCTCATCCGCCACAACAGGCATAGAAGCCGTTACAGTACCGGCCGTTAACGTGTCGATCCCGGTATCCATGAGGTTTACCCATACCCTCGTGGAACTCCTGTATTCTACGCAGCGGCCCGCCGCGATATTGTATGTCACCGAAGCCGCCAGGGCGACCGTTGCATCGTCTACCCAGTATAACATTTGCCCTTCCCAGGTTTGGCTTGCGCCCGACGCTGTCAGGAGAAAGTACTTATTTGTAAACGTGCCAACCTTCTTGTCCCCATTGGAACCTGAACTATTGTCAACGGTTGCCGCCAGGTTGACGCCCTTGCTTATATACCCGCTTGCATCGGATGCGGGAACACCGTAACCGGTCGATGTATCGAGACACACACCGGCCCCCTTATATATAGTTGTCGAAGCGGCGACTTCGATTTCGTGTCGCCCGACTTCAGCGAACTCATATACTTCATTTGCTGCTGCCAGTGCCGTCATTTTTGCCTCCCGGCGTTAAGTGCCCGCTCTGCCATCCCGCCGTATTTTCGCATGTCGTCTTCCGTGAGTCCGAACATGGCTCGTTCCACCGCCGTTACACCCCCAGCGGAGGATATAGGAGCGGCTGTACTCGCTCCGCTGCGCTCTCCGAGCTCAATGATGTCAGGCAACTCCGCCATGTTCTTCATTTTTACCGCCCTTGTCTTATCAGACAGTTCCATCAGCTCCGCTTCGATCGATTCCCTGTGAGCGGGAAGGAATTTCAGTTGGTTTTCATTAAGAAAAGAAACGATCTGAATTTTCTTTTTCTCTTCACTAAGAGCGACGATACTTTCTCTCAGCGTCGTTATCTCAGCGTCCTTAGCGGATACGGTTTCGCTCAGCTTCTCTATTTCCCCGCTGAGCCCCGCTTCTTTTTCGCTAAGCATGACCGCAGCGTCGCTCTTCGCCTTTTCGACAGCGGCGTCAAGCAGCGCCTCATGCTGCGAAAGGGTGAATACACTTTCTTTTACATCAGGCATCTTCTCTCCCTCCCGTAAATTTATCGGTTCTAATTTGCATCTTTTCTCCTCTTCCTGGAATTCGATAGTAACGGATTCCTTATTGTTATCGTTATAATTTTCACTTAGCGCCACTGCCGGCATTCCCTTGATTTGTGGGGGCGATTTTCCCAAGAACGATAAATGCCTCATCCCGGCCTTTCCCGTATTTTCATAGTTCCTGAAAAACTGAATACTCCTACCTTTGACCAGTCCATCTTTTATCAGTTGCGCCAATGCTGTATGCATCCCGACCCTTGCCCATAGGGCGCGCCCTTCCTTGTACAGCTTCATGATTTTTCCTAGATTGAACGGAAACGTTTTCGCTGTCCCATCCTCATCATGCTCTAATACGACGGGCGGCTCGAATCTTTGAGGATCGAAGTTCCCTATGATTTCATCGATATCCTGTTCGGACAACAGCTCATGAGGTTTCCCGATCATTACATCGGCTATATCTTGATAGATTTCTGCGATCATGCAGTTATGTTATTTCGTTTGCACCTACTTTTCAACGCGCTTTTTGCGCTGATTTAGCTTATTTTGTGTCTTCCTGTTGTTTTCTACGTTAATTTACGTTATAATATTGGTGGAGGTAAATTATGCATGATGATCCTGATATAATGAAGGTCACAGAAAGTAAGCCCGATTGGGATGACAAGGTAACCCTGTGTGTAGATTATCCTGTCGATAAACTGCGACTATATAATAAAAATGCCTTTGTAGACATGAAACGCGATGTGGCGCGTATAATGATGGACCATATCGCAAGGGATAGGACGCTTATGACTATCCGTGCCTCTCAAGGAGATGGCGCGTCGCATGCTATTCATGCTACCATAAGTGTTGACAAGGCCATCATGGAAGAAAGGTTGCCGATCGATAAGCGGATTAACGTCGATTTTGAAACGAGGTACTTGATATCAGGGCTGCGGAGACAGCCATTCGGTCGCACCGTTAAATGGGGCATAGGCGCGCAACTGCCCTTTTCGGAAGCCGGACCGGCGACAATTGATATCCTGGCGGAAAAGTTCAAAAATTCATTCACCGATCTGCTATCCGGTGAGCCACTGGTAAACTATTTTCAATATAGAAACGAGCGGTTATGGGCTATATTCAGGGGGGTGATGCGTATTAAGAAAATTGAGCCACTCAGGTACACATCGCTGGAACAGAGCATGAGAGACATTGAGGTGTTTTATGAAATCAAAAGAAATACATTGTGATATTTTTTACGGTAACCCCGCCCTTGAGGTTGACGCCAGGGTGGACAAGGGTATCGTTACACTCAGCACCGATTATACCATAAGTGTCGATAGTCTGCCGCGCAACCCGGATGCGATTACGCGGATGAGGCGCGCCGTCGCTCATTCCATAGCCCACTACATAGCCAATCGCGGGCTAACGCTATATAGTGTTGATTTTTCTGATGACAGATGTTACCATGTCAGTGCGTCCACCCGTATCCGTGAAGATGCATTTGATTTCAATCCTATTCACGCATCTATATTGGTTGCATATGGTAGCGATGAGTATGCAAGCGGTGACTATATCCGGGAATACTTTGTAGCGCGCCTTTCTGATTACCTATTCGTTAGGCGTTCCATTGAATATAAATGGAGCATGGGCCGCAACTGCCAATCAGACAGAGCATACAAACACACGATTCATGTCATGCCGTACCCAAGAAGGTCGCACGCATCATTAGAGATGCAACTTAGGAGCATGGAGGAATACCGAAAAAATGCCGAGGCTGAAAATGAGTGTCGCTATCAAACCTGCATCGGTAAACAAGGGTATTCGTGAACGTACACATAAAAATCAATATATCCGCCCGAAACACCTTTGACCCAGCATCTTGCCCATGCCTTTTGTCCCGAATCCACTTGACTCACCCTTATCTTGAAAGTGTTCGGTTGTGTTTCCTTATATGGTCTATATCCGTAATTTGTGAAAGATTGTTGTAGGAAAATTTGTTGAATGTTAGGGCCGAACCCAAATTGCATTCTGGTCAATACCCTGTCACTAGAAACATCGTGTATCATTATGCGGTCCATGTCATATTCTAGTGCACCGCTGCGTACGGGAGTATCTTCTGAACCTAGCACTTGCACCCAATCCCCATATGTGTCATTGCCCGGCACCATCCGAAACGGTTCCATGGAGTCCCAATCACATCTATGCGTCTCGCCGTCAGGAACTACCGCCAATCCGCCGAAAAGCTCCCAATTATGCCAATGGCAAGAAAGCTCGTGGACCTCTTCTAATACCGGCGTCTGATCTATAAGTCTACTTAATGGCATTTTGTCCCCCTTATGTATCAAGGTTGCTGTCAAGATGAACGTCATCAGTTTCAAATATATTGCAATCAAGATCGACAACGGATGCCCGGATACTTATGTAGCTATCGGCCGTTAGGTTAAGCGATTGGCTATCGCCTACCGCCAGGACGCCAACGCTGGCATCGAGTATATCCTTGGTGGATACCGCCCCGGTCATATTGATATCATAGTATATGTACCCGGACGTGGTCAGCACGTGGTTGATCCCATTATTGGATATTTCTATCATGCCACGCTGTGGCAAATTCGCATGTAGATACCAGGCTCCAACGTTATAGGTGATATTATCGAACTTATACCCCGTGTTCTTTATATCTTGTTTTCCCTTCGGCATGGTCACCCCCATTTCTAAACGTTCCATTTTTGTTCGCCATGCTGTAATTATATATGCTTAATTTCGATTTGTCAACAATATTTTTTATTTTTCTACGATTTTATGATATGAATTGAAGTAGATTGCCCCGGATAATTTTCTTGTAACCGCTCCAGGTAATATTTTTCCGCGTCCTCACCCTGATGCATCCAGAATTGTTTCCCGATAACCCCTTTATCATCGCCGCGTGTTAGTGTGATTACTATTATTTTCATTTTGAATCCTTTTTTCCATCGCGCTTAAACACTATATTGTTTTTTTGGCCTGGTAGGGGTGATTCGTGTTTATCGTCTCCCGTTACGACCTTCATCGGTATGCCGGACGGGAACGCATCACAGGTTAACCCCTGGTCATTATCACTATGAAGATATTCACAGTCTTTGCATATTGGCATATATACTGTCACCTTATCCCCCTGTCTTGTATTTTTTATCGATAAGCTTCCCCACCTGCGTCGCGTAAGGCGATGGGCTATTGGAGTGCTTATACATCCGAAACGATTCCGCGACGAATTCGTTGAGATTCGTTCTGGCATAGTCGCTTACGTATATTTTTGCCTTTTCTTCACGGTATGCTTTATTTATCGCATCGATCTTTGCCTGTAACTGATTGACCCTGGATTCGATTACCATATTCCCGTTCTTTTTCGTTATGTCGCCGGCCTTTATTTTTGCATTTATTCTATTGACGGTATCGCTTATTTCTTTTTTTATAGCCCTATTTTTAGCCGCCTTGTTATTTAGCAACCTTGAAAGCTTGTCTTTATACGCGCTTTGAATCTTCCTGAAATCATTAAATAGCCCAGTGCCGCTATTTATCTCCGTGAGGGTTAGGTGGTGTGCAAATTCGTGCGATATAACGGATTTTATCCCATCCGCACTACTTACCCCGCCCGGCGACCACCCCCGCTTTACACTATCATATATTCTCTGGATAACATCGTCGTAGTCTCCGAGCATGTTGGGGTTTAGTTTTATCTTGCCGTTGCCGCCCCACATCAACGCGCCGTTGACTCGTTCGGTTAGCGATTTTAATTTTCGCTTGTACTTGTCGTCTAATATCAACTTGTTTAGCTGAGCTTCTACATCACTTAGTATTCTGGCGTCCTTTATCCTTCTCACATCTACGGTTTCAATACCGAGGTTCTTTTTCATCCTCTCAACAACCACATCATTCGGGTTTAAGATTTCTCTTGCCAATGCCCCGTTCGCCTTTACCTTTCTTTCATAAAGCCTATCGATCCTGACCCTCTGCCCCTTCAACGTCCGGGGCATACTATTGAAATCTCCATGTATCCTGCCGATATCGTCTTTTGATGGACGCGGCGAAGGCTTTAGCCCCTCCCGGTCCGCCCGCGCCTTAGTTATCGACCCTATCCCGGTCCTACATTGGTAATGGTTCACCGGCCGGATGGTGTTCCAAATTGGGTCTGTCTTTAGGGCAATAAATCCGTTAAACGGCGCGCAAATATCCGATTGTCTATCGTCTTCTATACCCAGGAACTCCAGCATTACCACATATTTGCTACCTTGCGCGGTATCCCAATGGGCCTGGTTGTAGGTACTTTGAATGTTGGTGCGAAATACCGTCTCGATATGGCGGTCACTCAACGGGGTGATACCGTATTTCGTGTATACACCGCCCATCGTCTTCTTAAAATCGGACAGCGAAAGCCCCTGGTCGATAGTATCTTTCAGGTGGATTTTCGTTGCAAGTAATGCGTTTTGTGTTTCGATATGCTGTACCGAGAACGCTATCGCCTTGATTTGTGCGGACGCCTCTTTAAAGGCCTGCGGCGATATGATCTTCTTGCTGTTCAGGAACTGCAACGCCTCATCGTAACCTATCGTTTGCCAGACTTCTTTCGATATATAATCCTTTAGCTGCGGTTCGATTTGCCGATTAATAACTTCTGTCTCCTCAAAGGTCCCCAGCGCATAGGCTAACATCATTGATTTTTCTAGCAGCACAGCAAGGGAGTGGTTCATCTCCGATATCTTGACCGGTGACATGAAAGTTTTCATCTCCTGGATTTCCTTAATCCAGACAAGTACCTGTTTCGCGTATATTTTCTCGCGGGCTATTTCGATAGACTTAATGATTATTTGTTCGATGGTCATTTATTGTTTTGGTTGGTGAGCTTACCGGTATCGATGTTGTTAACGATTTCCCGCAACCTTTTAGCATTGAGGTACACGTCTCCGTTATTTTTTATTACACTCATTTCGCTTTCAGTTAGCTCAATCGAAGAGAACCAGGACAACTTTTCAACCTGCAACATTTCGTTTTGGCATGCGACGCCTACGTGCAAAGGGTCGCCACGGTCCATCATCAGTGTGTTATTTCGGTGTGTTGTCTTATGGACTATCGCATGGGCGCCCGGGAGGACCACCTTTTCGCACCTACTCTTCATGAATATCTGAAACGCGGCACTCGATATTTCCCAGTAGGCAGCAAGTGTCAAATTTCTGTCCTCAGAGAATCGGTCTATAACATCGATAATCGCATCGCTACAGTCCGGCTGCCCGCCAGACGAATCGATATATATGCATACCGATTCCTCCGGCTCCGTATCGTTAAGTTGATCTATAAAAAATCCCAACGCTTCCGCGTCGATATCGCCACGCCATCCTATTGCTTTCATTTTCTGTCACCGTCCGTTTCCCCACTGAAATGATCGATAAGACCTTTTTGTAAATCTTTTAAATTTTCGGCCCGGGCAGCTTCGACGTTAGCGACAAATTCCCGCAACCTTTCGGCATCAAAATAAATATCCTTGCCTTTCTTGATATCGGATAATTCCTTTTCGCTTAGTCCGATAATTCGGAATAGTTTCATCTTACTTTCTTGTAACTTCGCATGACTTTTTTCAAGACCTACGTGTAGCGGGTCTTCTCTCTTCATCATCAATGAGTTGTCATAGCTTGACAATTCGTGAAGTACCCCGTGCGCTGACGGCAGTACGCATTTATTGCATATGCTTTCTAAGAATATCAAGGCGCCGCAACTTGACACCGACCAATTGGCGACTAGTGTTACGTTCCTATTGACTGCGGCCCTGCTTATCACATCGATTATTACTTCCGCGCACGCCATGGTACCACCATCGGAGGACAGGTATATCGTCATGTCCTCATCACCGGTCGCCGAATTCAGTTCCTTCACAAAGAAAACCACCATTTCTTCATCGACGTCACCTTCATAATTTATTGTGTACATTGTTTTCTCCCTGGCATTTCTCAGTGAACGCCTCAAGCCTGCTAAAGTCGAAACCCATATTCTTTTTCCCGCTTTGCAAATCAAGTATTTCCGTGCTACTCAACCCAATGTCTTCGGCTATTTCTACGCTGCCATGATTGCATTTGGGGCAGTTAAGCCACACTTCCATATCCCCCGAATCTTTGTCAAGGGAACTCGTTATATACGAGCCTGCACTGCCGGCGTATTCACAACAGCGGCACCTAACCGCATAGCCAATCTTGCCTGCCGCCTCGACTATGTCCCTTAGCTCTTGATAATTTTTCATCTTTTCTCCTTATTTTAAGTGGCGGTCCAACTCCCGCTTAAATATTTCATTTCTTTATTTCACCACCATTATCAAACAGACCTCTCACCGCTTCTGTGGCCTTGCCTATATCCGCACTCATTTCGCGGTAGCTCCTTAGCCTACCTAAGCGGTAACTCACAAACCCGTATGCCAGGCAAACTAAAATCCAAATTAAATGTGTGACCATTTCTTTCCTCCTTAAACAATCTCATAAAGCGCCTTAACCCACTTCGCCCTGTTTTCCCACAGATTCGTACCACTTTCTCCAGGCTGCGCGGCCCCCGCCCCGGGTAATTCCAGAACAGGCGAACCGTCTGCCGGGATAGGGATCGAAAACTTTTCGTGTATCCACTCAGTGGGAACCGTCTTGAATCCCAATTTCGTGAGGATATCCAGGACCTTGGCCAGGGCTTCGAGGTCTTCGCCTTCTTCCGCGGATAGCCGCCACTTAGGATATTCCTTGACGTTCGGAAAATTAAAATTAATGTAAGGCATGATAAGTCCATCGTTGATATAGTTTTCTACCCAAAGGGTGTCCGCGGCTAGTATGTCCTGTCTTACCTTATTGTGAACAGTCGCGGCCGCCTTAGAGCCTACGTTTCCAATGTCGGAAGTGAGTGTTTGCCCTAAAATCAAGATGGCGTATGCCTTATCAATAGCGGAAATAAACATTTCAAAGTCCCTTGAAAAGTCTCCGGTCATATGCTTGATATCGACGGTCATCCCGAAAGGGAGTATAACCCCTGTATTGACGCGAGTTCCTTTGATGAACGCTTCGAGCAATCCCATGTTTTCGGAACTAACACCACCTTCTGGTAGCCCGACGGTCGTTACCCCGGTTGATTTCTTCTCGCACGCCTGACCCCAGAACGGGAAAACAATCTTTTTCATAGCGTACATTTTGTACACCTGCTCGTACAGCCCAAAGCCGTACTTGTTTCCGAATTCGGACCGGTAAGTTAGTGTCTGAAATTTATTATCGGCAACCTTCGCCCCATCACTGTTATCCTCAGTAACGAGTAAGGTATTATTATCTTTATCAAATTTAAATTTTGCCGGGGACCGGGGGATTAAATTTTCGTATATAAATTTCCCATCTACCAGGCCCCATACCTGCTCTATATGGCCTGCTCCGCCCTTCAATGCCGGTGTTATTACCTGCGTGAGGATATCAGAAAAATTATTGAACCTTCCGAACATTTCCCGTGTCGCGTCCGCTTCGGCGCCTTCCCCCACAATTTGTCGCTTGGTGCCGGTTATCGCAAGTATCCTGTCACTTGTGATGCCTGATAGCCTGATATCCCCCACGTCCATTGCCTTAATCGCATCAACCTTATCCTGCCCCTCACCCAGGTTGGAATTAAGATCATCTTCCCAATTTTCATAGTCCCGTGCGACCTTTACCTCTCCGGGTTTCGGTTTCTTTGCTGCCGCAACCGCTGCCTCTGCCAGACTTACCCGTTCGGTTAGCTCCGCGAATTCCTTTCCGTACATCTCCTTGACTTGCATAAGGTCGATGTTATCGTTATTATCTTTCATGTTTTTATACCTCTGCGGGATTATCGCATAGATTCGGCATTATTTCAACTTTATCATATCTATCGACATATGGGCCCACCGCTAAAAAATGGATTCAGCACCGCCATTGCTTCATAGCCGTGACTTAATCGCCAATGTATCGACTCGAGTATATCGATTGGACTTTCTTTTATATTGGTGCTATCTAGTATTTCATCGGGGACATAACATCTAATTCTGTCGTATATATATTCACGGCTACCCTTTGCCGGACCGGCAACATGTTTCATTTTTTGCTCCGTTTTGGTTTTCCTAACAGAACGCAAAACCATCTAATCGTATGCCAGAATGAAGTCGCCCGACCGAAGTCCAGCCTATAGGCCCCGCATGTATTCCAGAAGTACCGCAGGCCGGAGAAAAACAATCTTAGGCTGTAGAACCTACCGGGGAGCTTGCGTCTAAGTATGGCGCGTTGTATGCGTTCGTGGATAGTTTTAGTGATCATTCTTTAGCTCACTTATTTATCGTATACATTTTTCATAGGGGCGCTGAATAGGAAAAGCAACTCCTCATGATAGTCACTATCGCTATAATAATCCTTATTTAGAATGCGCCCGGTTCTAAGCTCATAATAATCAGTTATTTTTCTATTCTGGGTATTCCACCAGACGCCGATATAACCATGCTCAACTTTTTTAACATAAAATCTCCAGCACTCATGACTGCTGAAAGTATAATATTTTATCTTGGTAATGTATAATGTAGGTAGCTCCTCGCATCCTTCCCATTGTTCTTTTAGGGTGACGGTATCTTTTGTAGGTTTTTCCACTTTCGCCAATAGTTCCCGGTGTTGTTTTTCCAGGTCCTTATTCCATTTTTTAAGATTCGCATATTCACTTCTGGATGATTTAAGTTCGATGTTCAGGGCGGATAATATTTTCTTTTGCTTTGCTACTTTGCTCGCCACCCCGCTATAGAATTGTTCTTCCAGCTTGGCCATATTGACATCCGGGCTATACTGTATATTCGCAACCAGCCATACCGAAGAGAAGAACACGGAGGCGCAGGCCGCTGTAATTGACGCTATAACTATTGTATTTTGATACTCGAGCAATGTAGCCTTGACAGAGATATCGTTGCGCCGCATCCGCTTATAACTTATCACCGTAACTAAGAACATGATGAATAGCGAAGTCGTGGCGAATAAATATATTTTCATTTTCCCTCCTTACATGTCAATCTCATCCACACCACCAACTCCAGCCAATTCCAAGAAAGCCCCTTTCGCATCCGGGTTTAGCCTACTAAACATGCACTTCAACGCCTCCTTCGGGCTCCCAAATGTGATATCGGCATACCAGTTATGGGATTGGGTAAACGACAAACAAAACCAATCGCCGTCCTCCCCATCCCCGCCGAATGAGCGGCCCTCAACGTTGAAATGAATAAAACACTGAAGCTTGTAGTCCGGTTCATGCCAATACACTCCACGCCCGCCCGGCCCCCTACCAATGCAATTGTACGGGGTCTCTTCCCGCTGGCACGTAAGCGTTATTTTTTTTAGAGAAAAACCGCTACATGCACTAACTCGCCCCCTTATATACTCGATAACCCTTTCAATATGCCCTTTGTTTTCTTTCATGCGGGGTATTAGTTGCACGATATTTTCGGGCAATGGCTCTTTTCTAGACTCCACCTCTAACTCTTCATTACTTTTTGCGATGCGATCAATTTGCGTCTGGCGTTTCGCCGCTTCGATTTTATCTACAAGCCATTTAGGTCGCATCAAGTAACCCTGCGCCCAATGAGCGAGCGACCTCCTCTCAATTTGCCTTCCCAGGTATTCTACGCTATCTTTGCTTAAGCCTGAAATGTATTTTTCTACAACCGTCAATCCTTTATTATCTCCCATTCTTTCGCTCCTTTCTTGCTTCCCACCACTCATGCGACGTATACTTGATTGGTACAATCGCATGTAGCAGGTGGGATACGAAATATACTATAGACCATAACGACACCCTGGCATTTATCCAGAAATGCCACAGATACCATCTTGTGATTTTACATGCTTTATTCATACCACTATTATGCTTCCTTCTCCCTGTTTTGTCAACTTTCTCAATCATTTTGTCACCAATCGCTCCGGCTCTGGATAACTTTAATTTTCTGCTTAATTACTTCCCTCCCCATAACCCAGCAGCACAGCGCCAGGGCATCAGCATAATCCAGGTACTTGAACGTCGGGACATCTTCTTTCTTTGCCGCTTCCATCATGGCTTTCTTGCCGATCATCCACAGCTTACCATCTTTCTCTTCGTACTTCCGGCATACCAGGCCAAGGAAAAGGTCCTCGTTATCCGGGATGACCGCATCCTTGAGGAATTGCTGGAGATTGAAATACATCTCGGTTCCCGCGTTATAGTATATACCGCTATCGTTCGCCGCCCCACCGTTATCGACCCCTATCACCTGGCAGTCTATCCTCAATCGCGCCACTGCCGACCGTACGCCATCGAATATCGCTTTCCCATAGCCGCCCTTATCGATATTGATACCCTCGAGATCGTATTTTCTTATCATACGGATAGCAGCGTTAATGTTCATTGCCGTCACATCGTCGTCAGAGCTTGCACAGTCCAATTCCAGAGAGCCCTTAATCTGGTATCCGTGCCGTGCGTATATCACGGTTTTGTTTTTCCCGGTATTGGCAACGTCCATGCCGCCCCATCGCAGATTGTCAGTCATACCGCTTTCGATACGGTTTTGCGCACCCTCAACCAGATCGAACGGCAATATCGTATTATCTTCGCCGGTGGGGAACTGCCCCAGGACGCGGACCCGGTAGATATTGGAATCAACACCAAAGCGGGCGGCCATGGACACAGCATAGGACGGGTCCACTTGGTCTGATTCCAGGCATGAAAACGTCATCGTTTCCCACCCCTGCGGCTTCATGAATACGCTGCGGAAGAACCCGGTTATCTTGGTAGGGTTGCCAACCATGGCGACCTTATTCCCCGGTTGCGTGATTGCCCCCATGATGATAGGAAAGGCCGCCTCTTTAATCGAAGGAGCCTCATCCAGGAGGAAAAGCATGTTCTTTTCATGCCGACCGGGCAAACTATCCGGGTTTGATGAAACGGCCCCCTCTGCAATCCATATATCCGCGTACAGCGGGTCGCGTGCGTGGATGGTGGTCTTGGTCCACGCAAACAGGCTCTCCAGGATAGGCGATTTAACCATCCACCGTTTCGCTTCTCTCCATAGCACCCCGTAAATTTGCCTCTCCGTAGGCGCGGTCGGTATTATCATTGAATTGGTGTAGCAAAACAGGTGATGAAAAAGAAGGATTACAAGAAACACGGTCTTTCCGGTCCCGTGCCCTGATTTTACCGCGATTCTACCGGTTTTTCGGTATGCCCTTAATGCCTTTCGTTGCTGCCTGTCCGGGTTGCACTGCATGACTTCCCGGGCAAACATGATAATGCCGTCCCGGTGCGTCCGGTAACGGTGTCGATTTGCGAACAGATTCTTTTGTTCTTCATCGGAGAGGTTCATACGCCATTGACACTGCTAAACAAGGCCATTCCTTTCCCTATGCCTTTGTATCGCTTCCCACAAGGCATCGAGTTCCCGTTTCTTCTTTCTCGTATCCTCGGTAACGTATTCAAATTGCACGTACTCACCGCTCATTTGCCGCATTATTTCCGCCGCGTTCTCTTCTTTTTGCTGTTCATATGTTTTCATTTTGTTTCCTCTTACTCCTCTATGATTGCTTTCTTGGCTCTTGCAAATAAAAAAATCTCCACCATTAGCGAGCCGCCCATCGCCCCTCATGCTTTCCGCCATCCTTGCGCCGCTTTTCCCATCCTCATCGTTGCGCTTTCCTCATACCCACGCACCTTGTTCCATTCCGTGTTTAGCTCCCGTTGCTTTTTTTCTAAATCTTCGACAGTTATACCTATATTGCCCACGGCGCCTAACATCTCCCGTATTATTTCCCTTTGCTCTTCTACGATTACTTTCTTTGCCTTTTCCAACAGTACATGCCTGCCCCGTAACCCATTAAGCCCGCCATTTATAGCCCTGGTTACCTCCTCGATATCGTCCTTGTCGGCGAACCAGTTCAGGTTATTATCTCTCCAATACCAGGCTGACGCTGTGACCGCATAAAACGTGTTCTCTGCGACCACGTCCGGGTAATCTTCTAAATTAGCGCCTATACCATTGCCGCACCTTCGATAGTTCCTCCTCCCGGTCAACTGTATCAATCCCCGCCCCCTATACCTCCAGCCATCACCACTCCTCTCATCCCCGTTCTCCATCCGGTTCGCGTACACCCTGTTAGCGATTGCTTCCGGTTGCCCGGCATATTTCTCCGCCATCGCATCCACAGGAAAATACTTCCGAAATACCATGCGAAGAGCCCCTGCGCTATAATTAAGATTTTCTTCGACATACCGGAAGTGCCCGCTTTCATGAATCACCTGTGCAAGGAAATGGGCCTTTCTTAACGGGGTATCAATGCCGAATTTTCTCATCGCTAAGTTTAGCGGGAAGCAATACTTGTCTATATCCTCTGGCCTCGCATGTACCGCGATTGCTTTCAGTTGGCTTATAGCTTTGACGCCAGCTTCATTTATTTTCATGGCCCCCTCCTTTATGCGGGAGATTATACAAAACACTGTCTTCGCTTCACCATCGGCAAAATCAATACCGGCAAAACTATATTCAGCTTCGTGTTCTGTAATCGCTTTCATATCACTTAATCCCTGTTTTTTAGCCAGAATGGTCCGGGGCCTGCATCAACGAATTTGCCGGAAACCTTCGCCATATACGGCGGGATATTTCGCTTCATCCACTTCTTTTCATTGGCTATGATCTTATCGCGTTGCTCTTCGCCTGCCTCAAACTTATACAACTCATTGTCACACCGCTTCTTTCTTCCTTCATCATTACTCATCTTTACCATCCTCCTTATTCTCGAACGGGTCCCTCTGGAGTAGAGCGGCGAGGGTTTCTTTCTCAATTTTATGCTCCAGCTCGACCTTATCGCGGAACCACCCCGGCATTCGGTTACACAACAGTTTCCATCCGGCATACACATCCGGTGCGACCTCCTTAACGGTTTCCTCTACCCTTATGACAATACCCTTTACTTCTAGTCCGGCTTCTTTCGCTTTCTTGATTTCACCCGGAGTCGTAAGCCGAATTATTTTTTTCTCTGTATACTTGTATCCCTTGGCCCTCTTGAAAAACGCATTAACGATTTCAGCGTCCACCGGGGCCTTTCCCCTCTTTAATGCCGCCGCAAATTCCGGGTACTTTCTTTGGTATAGGTACAGTGAAGTTTTCTTAATCCCCAGCTTCTCCGCTATCTGAACATCGTTAAGGTCCTGCCTGGCATAGTGTTCGGCGAGGAGTGGGAAGTCATCATTATATTTCGTATGCTTTCCAGCTTTCTGTTTTTCCTCAACCGCTTTTTTCTTTGTCGCCATCACACTAACCAACGTACTCATAAGAAAAGGTGTACCTTTTCGATGCCGTTTTATTTATTACCACAGTGCTTACCGCACCGGCCATTCCCCTTTTCTTAGACCTGACCACCCAGTTTCTGTCCCCGATTATTGAATTCAACATCGCTTTGCTCGAAGACGTGAACACATACCTAAATCCAAGCCCTTTGTAATGCCCCGCCAAAAAAGTATTGAACTTATGCCCGATCCCCAATCCCTGGTAATCGGGCAACACCACCATCCGGTGGAGCCGCTTTAAATTTTTGCTTTTCCAGTGTGGCAAATGCAGCACCGCAGCAAACGCCACCGCCACCTTACCTATTTTCGCCACATAGCACCTTGCCGCTTTATTCAGTTTTTCGCTCATATAATGATACTTCCTATAAGTTGCCCATCTTCGGTAGGCGGACGGGTAGATGTCGAGCTTGATTTCAGGTCGCCGAACCGACCTCCTTGAAAATTCCATATTGTCCGTGCATAGGGTCCAGTCCGGCCCTAACCACTCAACGATGTCATCATGACAGGAAACGGCGATGAATTTCTTTTTTTGTTTCCTTATTGCTTTGGATATGGCGTAACTCCCGGCCTTCGCCACCTCACGATTCACAACGCTTGTGAATTCATCGAAAACAATCAGGGCGGCATCGCTGAGTAGAGCGCGGGATAAATTAACCCTCATTTTTTCCCCGGTTGAGAGGACGCTGTATGGCTTCAGCCAACTCCACACAGTCGAAAAGCCCACAGAATTGAAAGATTTGCTTATGTCCTCGGTTGATACGCTTTTCGGCATATCATCTATTATGGACTTTTCCTTGTATTCGTACTCAGACACGCACCCCTCCCCAAACAATTCCGTTGCTATTGTGGTTTTTCCGGTTCCGCTCGCTCCATATATAAGGCCAATATTCCAATCCGCACCGTCTATGTCAATATCTCCGGTAAACCTTTCTTCCACCTCATCCAGACTGAGATCAAACTGCCCTTTTATCGAATTCACCCGGAACGAATCACTTGGCTTAATTCTCCTTACAATGTTAAAATTCGGCATGTATATCCGTCCCCTTTCAATTTATTGTAAATACTTTCTTGTTCTTCTTCATCCCGGCATTCCACCACAATTTCAAATTCTGTTTTTAACTTGTTTTGGTCGATACCTGATGGTGCCCCCCCCAGCAATCCCGTCTCATCAAAAAACTCACTCTTGAAATCATCAAAATTTATTCCCGGCAATGACAGGTCGTCGATATCACTTAGCTCCAATCCGAACTCCTCCATATGCCTGGTAACACCCTGCCCGGTGGGCTTCGCATAAATCGCCGTGAACGTCAACACCAATTCCCCGGCTTCCTTTCTGTCCCGGCAATCGATAAATACCGCGGGCAATAGGTCCGGTACGGTTCCGTTTTGCTTCAATACCTCTTCCAATATGGCCTGCCTATGGTGTCCGTCAAGTATCCACATTTTGCCTTTCGGGTCCTTCCAAACCTTGAACGGGTCCACGAAGCTGTGCTTACCAAGGGACTTCATTAATTGCTTTGCTTCCCTTTCATATAGCTCCTTGAGTCCCGTATCCCCGCCTTCAGCCCCTTTAATCTGGAGCCAGGTTAGCTTTTTCCAGTATACAAGCTCCAGGCCGTTAACTCTATTTGTAATTATCATTGCTCTCTCCGCGTCGTTGCCCTTGCGAAATTTATTATATCCCTACCCCTGACGGCCACACTCCCGCCCAACCAGGTAGTCTTCAGATATCGCTGTACACCGTTATCCCAGTCTCTAAGTCCGGCGCCACGTATCCACAGCTCGACTGTTCTCTTGCCGACGCAAAACATATCGGCTATCTCATGCTTATAATAAACTCTTTCAGGGATTATCTTGGTGCCGTCGCGTGCTGTTATTTCTTCTTCCATATAGTAATGTTAGAACAATTTTTCGCTTTTGTCAACAATATTCGTTTTTCTTGCCACTTTCTTCTCCTTTCTCCGGCATCGGTCCTAACGGCCGCCACCATTCGATTGCCACACCCACATAGGTATCTCGCTCGAAATTACTAGAATGCACGTTGTACCACGCTATATCCGTGCAATATTCCCCGGACCCAGCAAGTTTTGAAGTTGCGATTATTTCCGTTTCCGATACGGAAGGCTCTCTCTCTGCATTCCGCCATCTCATATAATCGGGGATATCGCTATCGATTACCTCCCCCTCCCTTATGGTATACATGGTGCCACACATCTTGCAAGCCTGTTGATTAATCGCCCCACAAACAACCCTTAAGTTAATCCTTTCACTTTCGCACGTTGGGCATTTCATTTTTTCTCCTTCCTTTCCACCCACCTAAAAACTTCCAAGCATATTGGGCATCGATAAAGAATGCACTCCTGTCCTTGACCTATAATGTAGGCATAAGCATGTACGGAATCACAATACGGGCATTTCACTTTCTTTCCTTCCACTTTGAGCAGGAGCTCACATAAACCAAAAAACCATTGACGTTATTAAAGTTTGCTTTCGGATATACTGGCCATGCCACTTCCCCGCCGTACGCCACCATCGCAGGCGGTCCGTAGTGACAGCAATCACCCATCCTGAAATTACAGCTTTCACATGTTTTGTACCTCCAATCTTTTCGGTAGGTGTTTCCACAAAACAACAAAACTACCCATTCAAAAATTTTACGAATCCACATTTAACCCTCCTTTTCCTACTCCTCAAAAAACATATCAAAGATATCCTTCATTACCGTTTTTTCAAAATGCTCTTTGGCATTTTCCAATTCACTAAAGCATATCCCCTTGACCTTCCTTTCAGTCAAATAGGTAATTTTCTGCACTATGCTATAACATCCGTATTCTTTTACGATTTGGCATACCCTTAAGTGCTTCCAAGGCTCACGGGGCCCGATATATCCGTCCGCTCCCTCCTCATCTGCAACCCACTCTATTTTTTTTAGATTCATTTAAATTTCCTCCTTTCACCACTCCGGCAAAAACGCAACCTCCCGCCACTTGACCCCGGCCCTTATTTCAGGTTCCCATGTCGCGCCAGGATGAATTTTCGCCGCCAGAATTACCCTGTTATTCGGATAGACGATCAGAATTGTGGAAAGTGCCGGAGGAGGAGTTGTGAATTCTTTCCATATGTGGCAATGAGGTAGCCTGCCGGCCTCACTGTAATCTGAGCCGTAGTACTGTATGGTTCCGCACCATCGGCAGCGGCGCAGCACCTTATTGTTTGCGACTACAATATATTCCATGTTTTCCCATTTGCACTTCGGGCACTCCTTATCTATCATTTCCCACTTCCTTTTTCTACTTCGATTATTTTCGCGGCCAACTCCTCTAACAGCGGGGTATACTCTTCGCATGGGTGATCATACAGCATCTCGGTAAGCATATAGGCGTCCTGGCTGTCATATTTCGTTTGTGGCAAAAGTTCCCCGTCCGGCCCCTTACCCCTTTCGTTTAGCCAGTATTTTATTTCATCGTCGCTCAACAGCAAGGGGTGCATTATTAGCTTTCCGCAGTCTGCGCAGTAAATGAATCTATCGCTTTCGCCGTCATCCCGCCTGTAGTCGATATCACACGCATCTGTATCATCCGGCACTATGCTTTCTTTTGCATATTCTGCTTTGTATTTCTCTTCGGCCTTATCAATGCAATCTTCGCAAAACTCGCTCCCTTCTATCGGCTCCACTTCTTCGACTTCACTGCCATCTTCATCTTCGTACACAAGATAATAAACGCGGCGTTTCGGGTGAAATGATTCACTTTTTTTCTTTAGCAGCCGTTCCGCCCGGGCAACGAGCTTCTTGTTTGCTACAGCTTCTATCCCGTACATCGTGACCTTATAGTTTTCCGCGTAATGCACGTACTCGACAAGGCTGTTTTCCAACAAGTACCTTGCCATCTTAATGGTGACGTATAATTTGTCCTTTTCCCTATCGAATTCGCCTTCCTTACTGAATTCATCAGCTATCCACCACCAGCGATTATCATTGTACAGTCGCTTTCCATGATAAACCATTTCCCTTAATAACTCTTTTTTTTCTTTTGACAGTCTCATTTTTCTTCTCCATTTCCAGCATTTTCTAATATCATTATCCAGCCGCGCTTTTTATTTTCCGCGATTACCCCAACTCCAGGCGGAAAGTCTACGTGTTGGCTTTTTCTTGATTGCCCCCAGACGGACCTGCCGTCTTTTTTTCTTACCAGGCCCCTATCGTTTGCCCGAACCTGTTCCCATTGGACAAGGTCTCCTGGCTCGCCATGTGCAACGCCCGGGTATACCGGGAACGTGTTTTTTGTAATCCTTAACATGTTTTCTCCTTCTATCTTTTTCCGCGATCATAGTTCTCAGGGACCAGGTACATACAAGAACCACAGTAATGCCTTCCCTTGGTCTCCCAATACAGGCCGTCTCCATAACTGTCGTACGGGTCGCCACAGTTGTGGCAAAATTCGATATTATCCGGCAATACCGGGAAATGCTCCTGGAGATACCACACGATTGCCTCTGCTTTTTTCAGTGACATTTTCGGCTGATGCCCCCTGGGGAGGTGAATTGAATCCGGGCAATTTCCGAGCAAAAATTCTACAAGCCCCCCAATCCACTCGACATCGTCCAGGTTACGCTTGTCGTTATTTTTCAGCAATTTGATGTGGTTCATTTTTTCCACCAATCCGGGGTTTCGTGGTAAATCTTACCGTCAATAGTGTCGCCGGAAAAGTCTTGACCGGCCGGTAAACGTTTTCCCCAACCCTTGAACCATAAGGGTATTCCTTGCGACTTTGCATTATGGACAATCCTTTCTATCCCTTCCGGTTTTAGCGGTCTCGCATTGTTGCCAGTTTCCCCTCCAACAATTACCCAATCTGTTAATTTACCCCTACATTCAAAAAAGAAATTTTTTATCAATGGCTCTAAAAACATGAAGGTTTTATTACCGCCCTTATAGTAATTATGGTCTAAATTTGACCAATAATCGGTAGGGCTGGTAATCGTCCACCCCTTCCAGCAATTCGACGGCATATCAATATCGTAAGCTTTCCCGGGGAACTTAGAGAGGAAAAGGAAAACGTTTTGCTTTTCCCCGGGCATAGCTGCATCTATATTATCATCTTTAATTCTTTGGATCACCCTCTTTTTCCATTCCGGTTTCCAGCAGGCGAAATCCGATTGCCAACCAACCAGGATAATTGACCCGGACGGGAAATCTTTATCAAACATACTTTCAAGGAACTGGGGGGTGAAGCTTCTGAAATTTTCATAGGCATCCTTACTTTCCGGCATTACCAGTTTGTTTACGCGGTAAAGATTTTCGGATTCCGCCCATGGCTTCGCATGTAATCGGGCGGCTTTGGCTGCCCAACAATCGTTTACCGGGCACTCCTTATGAAAGAAGTCGCACCCCTTCACGGGTGACCACTGGTACACCTTTACCTCGTTTATTTTGCCGTCGCCCTGGAATATTCTACTTCTTGTTAGTCCACTCATATTTTCCTCCTTTATTTTTAATTTCTACACTCGAAGCACTTTTCTTGCCCTAATTCCAGCATGTTTCCGCACTTGCAGGGGCCTGGGTCACAATTGTAACAAATCCCTCTCCAGTCGAGCCATGCCATGCCGCCGCAGCCTATACATTTGCCACGCTCCATCCAGTGTTCGCCGTCAGCCAACATCGCCTCATAATCAGGGGCGCCGCCAGCGACGTGGTTCCACTCATTTAGTCCGTCTTTCATTTTTTGCCTCCGAATCTTTTCCCCATGTTCCCATGACATAAAGTGGAAATAGCGACCTGTCTAAATATGTCCCCAGTTTCTTAAAACCTTCCATTGCCGCCTTCATGTTTTCTTCTACGTACTCATTGACGGCTGGAATTTCAAGGCCACAGCCTTCAATCTCCCTTATGGTCTCAGTAATCTCGATGCACCCTTCAATGCCGTGCTCTTTTGCAATTCTTATCATTTCTTTGAATCGCTCATTTACCGCCCGATCAGTGGTGTCATCATAGCAATCCAGCATAAAGGTGATAATTTCAGCAATAACCCTAATCACATCTCTCCCTTCCTGCCTGCTTTTCTCCTGAGAGGGCATACCGAAATCCTCTATGCATGGACGGCACCTATAATTCCTTTTTCCTTTCGTGTAATTCACGTCGAGTTTCCAATCGTAGAGCCCACACTTATTGAACTTCTCTTTGATGAACAGAAAGTCTCCGCAGGCAGTGTTGCAATATTTTCCACAATCGCTTACCTGGACTTCCAGCGGCTCGATGCGTCTTAGCACTTTCATTTTGCTGCCCCCTCGAAATTAACCACGCACGCCAAACACCTGTCGATCTTATGGCCCCTTATGCAGCTAACAGTGAGTATCCTGTTATACAACACGCACTCCCAGGCCGGACCGCCGACTATATTACGCAGGAACCCGCATCCCGCTCCACAGTATTCCTCATTTTCGGATATCTCGATTTCTGCCATGACATCTCTTGATATACCTTTCACTTTTTCACCTCCAATTTCCTAAACTTCTCATCCCATTGCCACAGCATGCCACCGGCGTAGACCTGGACATCTATACTATAGATCAATTTCATCCGCCTGCATTTCTTCTTAAATCCAGTGCCTATTAGCCGCGGCATCCCGGTCTTTCTATCAAGGCCCTTAACGTCAATTACTACTTCACGGCCCGTTGCATCGCGATAACTATAGTCAGCCTCGTAGGTTTGCGCCGGGGCTATCTTTTTGTGTTTCTGCTTGGTAATATAGCTGGCCGAACGAAACGTAAGCGAGCCCAATGTAATCGGCGGATGCATGTTAAGGTATTCCGCCGGCCTAACCACCCACTTTTTGTGATGCTGTAGGCCGGAAATCCTCCTTAGATTCTTAAGTGTAAGCCCGTAAGCATGCTCGGCCCTGGAATCAAAAATCTTTATTTCTTTTCCAACAAATCTATGCCCGTAACGGCACCTCATACTGTCCGGCGTTAACTCCGTCCAGCACACCGGGCACGCATGAACCTTCACGTTTCGGTGCTTTGGTGGCTTTGGTTTTTTTGCCAGTTTTTTGTAATCCTTCCTGCTATATTTCATTTTGTCACCTTATATTTTTCCAATCTCGATTATAGCTCTCCGTTCCCTATTGCAGCCGGGGCACCTTACGGACAATTCAACCCCGTCCACACCTAAGTGTTTTTTGCGGGTGCCAGTAAGTTCGACTCGCACCTCGAAATAACTTCGCCCGCAAACACAATTAGAGCTTCCACGTATCTCTGTAATGTAATTTGTGTATCTCATTTCACCACCTCGAATTCACCTGGTAAGAGCTCTGCCTTCCATTTCTTTCGACAACTACCATTAGGACACTCTATCTCCACTGCGACTGACCCCCTTGCGATACTAAGGTATGACAGGGAAACGTGCAGACTTTGCGCCCCACAATTAGGACAACACTTAAGATTCTCCAGCCAATTGCCATCATTGTCGAATAATTCAACGCACTCCACATGATCCAGGGATGGCGCCAGCAGATCGGACTCATAGCAATGATCCTCAATGTCGCTAAGAAAATCTTTCGTGGTCATTTCTTCTTCAACATCACTTGCGTTGATTACGATACATACTTCCTTAAGCGCCATATATCTTAGAATTTGCTCTGGATTATTGCCTTTTTTCATTTTTCCGCTCCAGCCCGGTGAAAATACCTTATCGCCTGCCAACAATAATAGGCGAAACATAAGGACCCGCCCTGATACCAGGAAGCGACTATCACATATATTTCCCTGTCGCATGCAACGGATATAACAGAAAGGAATGGGATTCCTAAAAAGGCATAGACCAACACGTAAATCGCCTTATATGCATTCATGTCGCCCATAGCTTCTACGATACCCCTTAGCCCCGGCGGATATCGCTCGACTTCAACATTTAATGTTCTTTTCATTTTCCATCTCCAATTGTCAAGACCACACCTTCGTAAGTGTTCACCTCCTCGATGTGGCCGGCCCTTACCAACCGGCTAAGTGACATGAGGAACCGGTCAACGCATTGTCCGCCCACCGTTAGCTCCCGCTTTCTAATGCTCCCGGCAGCCCTTACGGTCTCAATTATTTCTTGCTGTAATTTTGTCAATTCTTTCATCTTTTGTTACCTCCAGTATTCCTTTCAAGAGATAGGTCATTGACTGCAACGCCCTGACATCCTCCCTTTCAGTGGAATTATACACAACCGTGCATCCGTTGTATTCATAAATCATATTTCCTCCTTTTCTTTAAAATTTCCCGTCTTCCCATAGCCGATAGCACCCCGTGCATTCCCAGCCCGCAGGGGTTGACACCATTTCTATGTCTTTCTGGCACTCCGGGCAAAAGTGCTCGCTATCGCCCCGGGCCGCGTCAAACGTTGGGAATATTACCTGCCAGGCTCTACCACATGTAAGGCATTGGTAACCATTAATGTCAAGCCTCTCGACAATCTCCGTGCCTCCACAGTTCTTGCATTTCATGATTTGCCCCCACCTTGCAGCAGTTCGGGATTCTCGAAAACATTGCCGACTTTTTTGAATTTCTTAAAATCGGTCAAATTGAAATACCCCAACTGAGCACAATCCTCTCTAATCGGGCTAAAGGTGAACCTTCCAAATTTATCTTGACTTAACACCCACAATGAATAATCATATGCTTTTGCGTCTCCACTGCCCGGGATGTTCCTAAAAATATCGCCCTCATATAACTTGAGCTTGCCAATTTCGATGCCCTCCATTAGGAATATATGGTCATAGAATTCACAGTTATCCATCATTACGCCAGCACTATAATAATCGTGAGTATACTGCATGCTTTCTATCTCGGTGTCATAGCAACGGTACAACCTCTTGCACCCTTTCTTTAGCTTGTACATTTTTCACCTCCTGTTTCCAAAAGCTCCGGGTTCTGATAAATATTGCCGGCGATATAAACGCTGGTAAAACAAAACTTGCTAATTAGTGTGCTGGTCATAATATATTGTAAGCCAACCGGCAGGCATAGTCCGAGCGACAATTCCCCGAACTCATTTTGTTCGCAAACGTATATCCCGCCCTGGTTGCAGTCGACCAGTATGTCTCCACAATAGACGTTGCGCCCGCTTACCTCAACACCCTCCATCAGGGTAATTGATTTCGGAAATGTTTCCGCCGCGCATATAAGTCTACCAATGCTTCCATCAAAATCACCCTTATAATACATTTCGTTTGCATCGGTATCCCAATACCGATACAACCTCTTGCATCCCTGTCTTGGCTTATACATTATCAGTCCTCCTATACCCGGTAACATACCGGTAATTTTTCGGCGGCGTCCTTATCGGCTTTCCGTCAGCTCCAAGGAATCTTCCAATCGGGAACGGTGTGCAGCGGATGGGGCTTGCAATACTGATAGCCCTTATCATGTTCGCTCCGCTTACATACAGATCATATTCCGTTTTTTCTATCGCGATTCCCATACGGCAGTAATGCCATAGCATACCATATGTCTCCGGTATATATGATACCGCATTCACTATTGTAAATTTGCCAATAACCAATCCAACCGGTTCCGTCGCATAGATATATGCATGTTTCACCCCGGTTGCCAGAAAAACCCTTCTTAATTCCACTTTCTTCCTGCCGGATAAAATAGCATCCGCGTATTTCGGATGAATTGACATAACAATGTTACGGTCAACCGGGTCCGTATCGATAAATCCGTTAATAACGAGTTCGGCGGTCAAGTCGAAATTTTTGATTTCTCTAATCATATTTCCTCCTCACGATATTTTTATTTTACTATCATAGGCGGCTTCGATTAACATCTCGCCTTCAGCCATCGTTACATCGAAACATTTTTGTTCTCCGTTCTGGCCGAGCTTAATATTCAGCACACCCAATCCTCCAGACACAAACTCTACCTCTTCCACTTCCGGCGTGGACCAACTTGACCACTTGCCGTTATGCTTAATTCTTACCGAAAAAGCTTCGCTCATTTTAGTTCTCCTTGCGGACCCATATAATCTTTCTTCCGCATTCCGGGCATGTCTTTAGCCCGCGCCTTATCGTATCGTGTCCACATTTTTCGCACTCGTACCTTTTATTTGTTCGGGGGTTTCGGTCTTCGCCCACCGTGTAGTAATTCCCTTCGTTAATTGCTGTATAATCTTTCTGGTCACCCATCTTATTCCTCCTTACCACTGCCACCCGGAAATGGGTCTGCCATAGCTTCCATCCTTATTCTCTGCACGAAATTAATTACCTGGACATCATACTCGCGTTTTTTCCATCTATAGGCAACCATTGGCCCGTCGGGCTCCCATCCGCCTTTCGCACCTTCGGTTATCATACTGCCCAATTCGGCAACGCTACCAACAAAATAATCATACACGTATTTCATCTTAGTCCTCCAGTAACTCAAATTGATCACCCGTCCACCAGTGACCGCCACGCTGAAATATTGTCAACCTTCCGTCTATCCGAAGCTTCCTAAAATCATCTTTCAAATCGGAAGTTTTCTTTTCTAACATTACCTCGAATCTACCAGGTGCAACATTTACGACGATTCCATTATTGCCATAAATCCCATCAGACAACCGGTACATATCATCCGTAATATATTCAAATTGCCTGGCGACGCTATAGCATTCAAGTGCGTAACGGTACGTGTCTTCACATATACTTTTTACGGTTACTACTTGTCCGCGCTTTATAGGTTTCATTTCAACCCTCCATTTTTTTTAATTTTCCGATAACTCTCCCCAGGCCACCGCAAAACTGTAGCCCCTGATAGCCTGGACAATAACCTATTATCTGTGTATGAAAATTTCGTCACCCCTCTTTCCGGGTCAAGGTTAGACGCCATTACAAACCTATCGTAGCGGCGATCTAATAGCTCGGTTAATTTTCCCTCGAAGTGATTGGGGTTATCTTCACCGCCAAGCTCATCGATGAATTTCCATTGAGAGCTGATAAACCCGTAAAGCTCTGCGCTGTCTTCTTGACTCAGCCCCCCCCTGGCTTGCTTAACCCATAATTCCTTAAGTGCTATCGCCCGGATATAGTAGGCTGTTTCTCCGGCCGCCAGTACCTGGTAGAGGAGCGATAACATAAGATGGGTTTTTCCGGTACCATTGGGGGAGGAGAGAAAAAGGAAGTTGCCCTGGCTATCCGGGAAGCTTTTTACAGCCTCGACAATCGACCGTATATCGTTAATGTCGTACTCTAAATCAGAAAATGATGGTATCTTTACATCGTAATTGGACGCCGCACCTACCATATCCCCGATCTTTCGCTTTGCCAATTTTTCGAGGAAAAGCACGCAGCGGCGCGCCATACCTTCATCATTGACTATCCAGCAACCTTCAATCACGCAGTCGCGGCATGTTGTTGGGCTATTATCGGCTTGCATTATACGACCCCTTCAATATTTCTTATTATTGCTTTTATGATACCGCTGAAATTATTATTAGCCAGCGTATCGTCAACCAATATGGACCTTAACAATTTCTTCATCTCATCAATTGCTATGTCCGGGCTTTCCCACATTCTATTATCTCCATACCCATCCACCCAGCGATCACGGCCAGACAGTATCGGGTGATATCTCTTTTCTAGTCCTGAATACTTACCGTTGCCGCGATCTATAGCAACTATATGGCTTCTTTTTTCTTTTAATTCCATTATTTTACTCCTATAGCCTTAATCTCTCATCATTAACGACCGGGCGAATCTTTAGTATATCAAGAATCTCTGCCGCTTCACTCATCGGATGCCAGCAGAATACGCATTCAGGGGTACAGCACATTTCCCCTTTTAGCTCATAGCAATCTTCGCATATAAATATGCTTCTTTTGATTAATTTAGACCCATCACTTGCTTTCATGGCTTCCTCCTTCCATTTCGCCTATTACCTCATCTAATAGTTCGTCAATATAGCCTTGCGCGCTTTTCCACGCTTCCGGGCAAACTAAAGGTCGTATTCCGCCATCATGCTCATACAGATTACATTTAACACTGTATTCGTAACGTTCATAGCCACTATCATAGTCCCGCCTATTAGCCCCAATCTTAATTCCGAGCACCCCACAAGTATCACCATCCCTACTGACGCAGTTGCCGCAGTTTTCACATTCATGACACATTGTTTTCTCCTTTTTCCTTCATCGCCCTATACCTTACCCAACGTTCTCTCTATTTGACTGACGATAGTTTCCGCCTCGTACAGTAGATGATTCATTGCCTGGTCATATTTTTCCTTATCGCCCTCCGGGTACATTGACCCCCAATAGTTCCGGTACTTATTGCAGTCACAGATCGCTTCCCGCAAATCTTTTTCTATATCCATGAGGAGTGCCGATAGCGCCCTTTGGGTTTGCCATTTTTTTAGTTTTGCCATTATTTTACCCCCCCCTCCTTTTCCTTCATTATTTTGAATTGCTGGTAGTTCATCCCTTCGATGTATTCCGGCCCGTAATTATAGTCGATTTCCGCTTGGCTTAGCCCTGGAGTAACTTTGTTTGTCCCTGGGGTCTTGGTCTCACAGTTAGCCTTTTCCAGGAAAACATCGATATACAATACCCCGTCTTTATTTTTGGCCATTAGCTTAGAAAAGCTTAAGAAATTAGGCCTCCAGAAAACATCCTCGCGGGCAAACCGGACGGCGGCCTTGATAGCAATGGCGGTGAATCCATTTTTTATTAATTTTGCAGCTTCATCGTGGTATTTATCCCTATTTTTCTCGAATCTTTCCCGCTGCCCGGCATCCAGAGTGGAAAAATAATAACTTACAACTTCTTTTACTTCTTGAGAATAGTTCTTATCTTTATCTTTATCTTTATCTTTATCTTTATCTTTATCCTTATCCCTTACCGTAACGGTAGGGTAACCGTTAACTAACCCCTGCCTAACAGTTAGAGAATCCTCATCCCATAAGCCATAACGGGATAAGATATTTATTGTTGATAAGTGGGGGGCGATGCTGGGCTTTAAACTGAAAGTTTTGTACTGGAATAAAATAAATCCAGGTAAAAACCAACGCTTCCCATTATCGATCTCAATGAATTTGCCATGCATTTTTTCCTTTGCGTCTTTTTCTGTTATTTTTCCACCGCAAAGAATGCTGGCAATTTCATAATCAACGGACCATATCCCGGCATGATCGCACGTGGATATGAGGTAAAACCAAAATAATTTAAATTTTGTTGGTAATCGCCGGATTGACGGCGAGTCAAATGTACTTGTATCGATGAATCTATTTGCCATTATTTTACTCCTGTATTATTGTATTTCCCTTTTCGTATAACATACCGTGCAATACTCAAAACCTGTGGGTGCCCCGTAGTCCTGATAATCGATTTCCGTTATCCACTCACACTCATGCTTTTCTGATGGTAAGTCGTGACAAAAAGTACAGCACTTTTCACGGTAATACTCAATGCCGATTTGCTCTTCTTCCTTATCGTACAACGGGAACCTGCCGACAGTCTCGTAATACCTGCTGCCTTTTATAATCGGAAACTCGCACCGATAGCACATGTGTGCTTTCCGTGCTTTTCTAAGTAGTTCTTTAGTCATGATATCTTACCGTTAAATTTCATAAAAAGGCGGCTGCGACGGAATTGAACCGTCAGCAGCGAAAGAATCGCCACCGGGAACCACCCTTGCTGCCGTGGAACACTCCTTACTTGATGTCGCCGTTGACCATGCCTGCCACCTGGCACGCGCACGGCTAAGGAAATGCATTCTACAACTTCCGCCATTATTAGTACTAAAAGGAAGCCCGGGGACTTCCACCCCGGAATGAGAAAAGAGAACTGCACTACGATTGGCTTTCTTAAAACGTGCCTACTCCGACCGTTGCAGGTTGCCAAGCCTGCAACCTGTCGTCTCGACGTTACCGCCTCTTCCTTTAAGTAACCATCCACATCGTAACTTGTACGGGCCTGAGAGTGCAACCCTACGCCCCCTATTGGAAGACGTAAGAATAATAAGCCGCTACAGCCGTTTCGCACTAACGGTGTCCGCCGGGACAGCAATAGGTCTGATGTTACGCCTCCCGGGAGACCATTTCTGGATTGTAGATGGTATGATTGCTTATTCTTTTTTTGGGTGTTGACGTGGGCAAGGTATAACCTTGCGTCCCGGCCATGAACCCGATAACTTATTCCATAAGGAATAACCACGCCATAAGATAGTGATTGCTTATTCACGGGACTCCCTCAGCAATGATTGTCCAGATCGGCAACTGAGGGAATCCGTGAATTTTATAAGTGCATTTGCCTGGACAATCATTTTGTTTTTCATATTACTATTATAATACATTTTTGCTATTTTTTCAACTTTTATTTTGAAAAATGTTTTATCTTCCCGCATATATTTAGGACAGGGCATTCATCGCAGTACCATTCGTTTTTATGGTCGCTACTATAGATACATCCCCAGGTGTTTTTATAACAGCCCTCTATGCTGATTGGCTCGCTATCGCAGACGCGCTGACATAGGCCGTTAATTATGCTTTGCTTTTCCTCAATCCTTTTTTCATATCGCCTTAACTCTTTTTCTGTCAGTATATACTTCATGTCATCCTCCGTATTTTTTCATTAACATTCCCAATATATCGATCTCGAATCTTTCACCGTACTTATTGGTTACTACATCGCCGCTTCCTACATCCACAAAATACACAACCATGCTGTTAAAGTCAACCCTGTATTCATAAATGTTAGGAACATACAGGTCGTTATCATCTAATATTTTCCATAAGTCATAATTGGTTTTCCAAAGGAAGCCTTCTATTTCTTCTTTTAGGTCACCTATTTTTGCGATTCTATTCATGAGCTTTCTTTCACTGCGTTTCATATTATCCGCACTCCAGCCAGTGTTCAATCGCCTCTTCTATCGACGGGTGCCTTCTGTAATACCTCTCCTCCGGGTCCCTGACGCGCTTGTAGATAACAATTTTCATCTTATTTCCCGCGCTTTCAATGTGTAACCGGTAAGCCTCGTGATGTGCCCTAAGAACAAGCCTTGTCAGGTTGTTGTTGTCGTATGTTGATAGATTTTCTTTAGAGTGGCAAAGCATGCTCCAGCCACCTCCGCACTTCTTTATTGGGTAAGGGAAGTGCCATTCGCCCCTATAGTGCTTATCGAAAAATTCAAATGCTTCATCGTATGTCATGGGCATATTACACTTCCTTGCGAAAATCGCAAGTATCGCATTCCCAATACCCGTACGCATTTTTCTTTATTTCCCCGCCACAGTTGCAGGGGAAACTTTGGTAGTCGTCTTCTGGTATATCGTCGTGTGCCATGTTTTCCTCCTATATATTTTTTAACTTTATTTACCAAAAATACTTCCCGTTGCTTCTTCCCCGCCTAAATCATCGAAGCATTTTTCGCATACTTCCATATCGTCAAGCTCTCGATATTGACTACTATACATAAATTTCTTACCCCTGGGTTCGATTGGTGCATGGCAATTCTCACAAAAGTGAATTGCAAACGAGTCGCTTCCCTGCATATTGCAAAGCAAGCATTTCGTCGCGGTCGTTACGATTAGCATATTTTTTTCCCATTGAAGGACATCGTAATCTAAGCACGGCTCGCCTTCGTTGCAGCAACGACAAAGCTTCGGATTTAGCCCGATTAATTTCACCGGGTCGCCGATATTTCTTTCAACACGATCATCGTCGAATCTAATTACCTGGCTAATTCCGACCAGGTGCGGCAACCAGTATCTTTCAAGTAAGCGTGGAATATTCATTTTTTCTCCGTTTTTATGTTTATACTGATAGGTGCGGCCCTATGGGGGCCGCGACCACAATAAGTCTACCTGTCACCATAGGTATCGGTGATATCGCCTTCCTGACAAACACAATAGGACCCGCAATCTGTTCTTCTGGTTTCATCATCATACCCAGGGGTATACAAGCGGTTAAGGTTGGCAATCGTTACTTTTCTAAAATTTAAATGTTTCATATTTTTCTCCTTTTTTTCGTTAATCTCAGTCAGTATAAGTTATTTCCAGCTCTTCCACAGCCCGCGACGCGAGCTCCTTTTCAAGATCGTTAATGTATTTCAGGATTTCCTGGAAACGCATTCTTAGGAGCTCGGTCGCAGTCATGGTCTTTACTTCCTGTAGACATCCCAGGATGTGGTAATTTTCACCCCTGGAATTATTTCTAAATTATTGTCTTTTGCGTGCTGGCTAATGTCACTTTCTTTTATCGTCACGAACCCTGTAAGGCGGTTGTCAAGCAACCACAATATTAGCGTCCGTTTATCAGTTATATCGGCATTCCATACCTTTACCTTTTTGATGCCATCTGTTTTGTTGGGCATAACATCGGGTGTCGCCGCTACCGTCTGCCTCGCTTCCTCTATTAGCCGCTCTCTTGTTTGGTCTCGTTTGGCCACTTCCGCTTTTTTGAACAACTCTGCCCGCTTTTTTTCAGCTTTCGCTAATGCTTCCGCTTCCAGGAGGTCCTGTTTTCGCTGCTGCTCGTTAAGGTAGGCGCGGGATTTTTCTTTTAGAATGATTTCCGCCTTGATACCCTTGGATATCAGATCGTCTTCGATGGCCTTGACACCCTTGTGTAAAGCATGCAGGGCTGACTTTAGTTCTTTCATCCTGTTGCCGGATGGGGTTACTTTTATCCCGTCCCTTAGCCGCTTTATGTTGTTAGATATCACTGTTAGTGACGCTCCGGCTGCCGCGTAATCCTTCTCCGAAATAATCTTAAGGCTTCCCGCTTTTTCATACTCAGTTTGCAGTTCGCTGATAGCTTCTTGCACCTCTCTGATCTTGAGTATTTCGTTTTCAATCCGCGCAGTCAGCGTCTTTACGTCGTCGAAAGGCGCCAGGCTGCTTTTATTGATAACTATACCATTTTCCTTCATTTTTTCCTCCAATTTTTTCATATAAATATAGTCCTTCCTTTATCATCCTGAGTATTGCCGACCCCTGGAACTGTATAACAAAGGCTGCCGGTAATGGCTTGCTGCAATAAGTCCCTACGACGCACACGACGGCCTTCCTGTTGATAGCGGCTATCTCAAGGGCACGCAGGGAGCTAATTGACTTCTTGTGTATAACGCTGCTCATAAATCCTCCTATTTCATATCGTTGTAAACGTTAATGTATGATAGAAACCTGTTCCAATCACTCTTGTTTAACGCCCTGTTGATAAGACGGTACTTCCCGGTTGACTTAAGATAAACATTAAAAGCCTTGACCGGGGTCGCGTCCTTCACGATCATGTCGATTCTACCGGCAATTCCCAGGGAAAAAGAGCCCAACATTACCTCGCAGACAGCGTTTTTTTCCTTGATATTTTCAGCATCGTAGAAGTCGCGGAAGGCTTCCATATAGGGCAAGATTTCCGGGTACTTGGTCGATATGACCCGCCAGTTAATAGCCCCGTGCTCAACGTACTGTTGGCATAGGCTGTGGACAAACGTGCCACGCTTCGCGGCTGAATCATCCTTATAGAACTGGTTGCCATAGAATTGATCGAGTAGCGCGCTAACGCTCGAAAGGGTATTGCCGTTAAAGGTATACATATGCTCTTCTTTGCTGAACTCCAGTCCGGGTGTGCAGAGTGAGGGGTTGACGCTACACAGCTTCGCGTAAGCACATAGCTGTAGGTGGTCGCGCTTCTTGTTTTCCGCTCCGGTTTTCCAGTCGTAGATTATCATTATAGTACCTTTAGAACAGTTTCCCGTTACCATTGGCTGGTGGTTTTGCTTGCGACTCAACCGGCTGCGACACCTCTTCTACTTCCGTTTCAATGATTTCTTCATGCTCTTCTTCTATTGCAGGGGGTTCGTCGGGGTAGTTGGTTCCGTTTTCCGCAAATTCGCTGGGTTCTTCGCCGGCGGATGCCTCGATTATCGATTGCTCTTCTCCAGCATATGTTCCTTTGAAATAGCTATAGAATGCAAGTCGCAGGCACCGCGACAATGCTACTTTTTCTAACATTACCGCGGGTTCTGTTTTCCACTTTGCCCCTTTCGGGTTTCCTTTCGCGTCCTTATTACACTCATCGATGTCAACCGTAACAAAAAACGGGGTGTCTATTCCCTTTCTGTGTACAATGCAGTAAGCCGACTCCAATTTGCCACGATCTTTCTTTCTTGCGGGTTCGTGAATCATTGTTATCTTGCCGGTGCCGTCAAAGGCTGGCTTGTATATATCGTTCTCGTATACGCATGCCGACCTATGCCCATTGTAGTCCGGTTGCTCTTGGGCCTTTTTGAGGTAGAAGTTTTTCCCCAGAAATATAGCGGCTGGAGCATCGCCATACTTGACCGGCCATATTTCCCCGGCCCTTGGGTCCGCTCCGTATTTCTTTCCCAAAGACACGAAGAACAGGAATTCGGTTTCACTTAGGGTCGGGGCGAACAGCTTCCGTGTTTTGGCTAGAAAATCGGCCTGCCACATCGGAAGTATTCCGTTTCCGTTATCTCCGTTTTCTGTGGCTTTCACCACTGCATTCTTAGTTTTTGTCATTTTTCCTCCTCTTTTTCTTCTTCTTTCAATAGTAACCAATATCCATAAAGCGAACCGTTTTGGTCTTCCAGTGGGTTGCCCCCGGCCGCTTCAATTTTTTCATACAGGTCGTTGTAAATTTCAGGCAACCTACTGTCTACATTGATTATTACGGATTCACTACTTCCGAGGTAGCACCGGTCTAACTTTTTTTCGCTGTAAATAACTTCGATTCCGAGCCCACATGCTATTCCCATGAGCTCCTTTACCTCTTTAATACTAACTGCGTTTTGCCTCATTTTTCCTCCTTTTCTTGTCCCCTGATGTACAGGGGTGTCCTGGTCGCATAGAAACTCTCTATTCTTTCGTATAGTTTCTGTAAGTGTTCCGGGTCACTGCCGTCAAACTCCATGCCACTGCTTCCCCACCCTGGTTCGTCCAGGCGCAGGAAGCCATCGATGAAAACGCCGTCAAGGAATACTAATAGGCTTTCCCTGGTTTCTTTGATTTTTTCAAGCTCCGCCGGTTTCATTTTTTACCCTCGCCGCCCATCCTTTCATCTAACCTTTCAATGTCATAGCTGAAATTTCTCATCATGTCTTCGATACTTTTTTTGGCGTAACCCATTTTTATCAACCTGTATACCATGAGCATTTCTAATGATGCCTGTGGGTCTATTTCACTTATCCCATATGCGTAATGCTGAAATGCTTCCAGGGCGTGTGGGTCTCCGCCTGTATCAATCCTCGCCACCCAAAACCATGCTTCCGGGTCCGATGGGTTCCCGTCGCCTTTAATGACGAGATATTCATCTTTGTACCCAGCCTTAATTTTTGTTTTAGTCATTTTTCTTATCCTTTTTTTCTTTAATTTCGTTGTCCTTCTCCGCCTGCGATATGTCTTCCCTTAATTGCAGGAACCATGAGTTGTTACCTGCGGCATCAGATTGGTTATGCTGTTTTGGTTTCATTTTCTGTCCTGGTAAAGGCGGCAACTCCGGCCGTCATTAGTTCCCGTGCCACTTGCGCTCTTGACCATTTTTTTTTGATTGCCCATGTATCGATTATCCTTAATAACGCGGCGCCGTCTTTGCCACTTAACGTGACGTAAATACTGTTACTTTTTTTCATTATACCTCCTATTTGATATATATTATATATAGTATATATTTTTGATATTTTCAACTATATAATTTTTTTATTAATTTCACTTTCTCGGCATGGATAGTGCCATTTTGCCACGGGAAGCTCCCGAAGGGCAATCCAAAAAGCGGAAGTAACGGCTCTGAAACTTCGCACTCCCACAATTCCAGGCAATAGCCGCCTTTCATGAATTTTGTGGCGGACTCCAGACTATTGAATGCAAGAAGGTGGTGTCCGATTTCCCTATTTTCTTCGGGAGCCGTAACAAATTTTCCGACTTGGTAATTTACGCGGCCGTACCTGTGACCCGATACCGATTCCAGTATGCCCGTATCCTGGTGACGTATTACCTTGTATGTCTTCTCTTTAGCCTCCCTTATTTCTTTCTTTTCTACCCACTTTTCAACGGGGACGCCACACCAGTATTCCCATGCCTGTATTTTTTCAACCCATATTTCGTTAGCACTCGTATGCTTTTTTAGAATCTCCTTATCGGTGGCAACGTGCCACCCATCGTTTCCGTATCGCAAAAGAACCGCAGCTATCTCTACTGCCACCGCCTTTACGTCTTGCTTCGCAATCGTTGACGGCACGCTGATGCCATACTTGTCCCGATCTCTTCCGGGCTGCACCTCCTTGTCATAATTTGTTTTCACCGTAATCCTCCTTTAGTTCTTTCAGTAGCATTTTGCCTCGTGCATGTGGGCAGGTGAAGCCTTTATCGGGCCATCCGTGGGCCTGGCAATAGCCGTGATGATCGAAGTAACAATCATCTTCGTCTATTAGGTCGATTATGATGACTATCGCCCTGTTCACTATACTTGTGATTTCCGTGAGATTCATTTTTCCTCCTTTTTCTTTATTTCTTTATCTTCCCGGGCGTCCTTGCTGCAATGCCCGTTGTATACTTTTGCATTGTTGGTCCCTACCTTATGCCTGTCGCAGTAATAGAGAAAATCTTCCTTTTTACCGGGTCGCATACCTTTAAGTTTGTCCGCTACCGGCCCGCCATTTTCCGCTACCGCTTCGCTCTTTTCCGCTACCGGCCCGCTCCCTTCTTCCTTCTTCCCGTTAGCCAGAAAAGAAAACAAAATTATACAAAGTTCCACGACGCCTACCAGGCACCCGGCGAGTATCGCCTTAACTGTCCGTTCCGGTACACCAATGATATCAATTATCACGGATGATACAACCGAGGTCTTATTGATCGGCAGGCCTACTGTTACCCCGTACCGGGCGGAGTTAATCTCGCACCATTCCCGGGGGTTATCCGGGATATGGCTTGTCGCCGCGGCGCTCTTACTCTGCACCGCTGCAATTTCGCTTTTTATCCGCTCCGCCGCTGCCGAGTATCGCTTCGATTTTCCTTTCCAGCTTCGCTCGTATCGGTTCCCGCTATTCCTTTCTACCCCAGCGATTGCATCCCCTTTGCCCTGCTCCGCTTCCGCTAATTCCCGCTGTAACGTCGCTATTTCTTCGCTGTAGAATTTCACCGCCGCCCGCTTAATGCTATAGATGGCGGGCTCATATTGCCGGTTAGCTTCCCGCTCCGCGTGTATCATCTCAGCGGTTATTGAGACCCAGGCTGGAACTGCACACATAAGGGCGATAATGGCATATGCGAACCAAAGCGGCCGCTTCTTACGGTATATGCAATAGTACCCGGTAGAAAGCCGCCCGGACTCCAGAACTACAACGATTAGAGCGGCGGTTTCCCAGGCGACATAATTAATGTAAAATCCCCACCCGGCATAGAGGCTTATCGCCGTGGCACCTATCGCCAGGGAAGTGGGGATCATTCCGCGTTTCATTGCACTGTTACCTTGCGTGTGGCGCGGCTGTCGATGCCGGTTTCTTCTAACAGCATCCTCCGGCAGACATCCCCGTACTTTCCCCGGTCACGTTTCCCGTACATTCTTTCCGATATTTCTTTGATACGCACTATCAGTACGCTATCGTTATGAAAGCTCCTTATAACAAGACCCTGGTTGCGGTAGAGATGGTAGATTGTTTCTCGACCGATTTGTCTTCCGCTATTCACAGTCATGGATAATAGCCGCCGGTAAAGTTTCATGTCTTCTTTCTTGTTTTTTGATAGGTACATGCCGATCTCATAGTTTTTCCCATCCGGGTGCAACTTGATCACGATTTTCCTGTATTGGTTTTCTTTTTTCATTTTATTTCTCCTTTTCTTTCGTTTACTTCCTTCATTATTTCCGGGTCCATGACCCGAAAGCTTTCCAGAGCCATGTGTTCTGCTAATTTTTCCGGGGGGCATAGTTCGTGGGTTTCGGTTTTTGCGTTGCTGATGTGCTCCGCAAATCTCGCCGGGGAGTAGGCTGCAGCGACTCCATCTATTCGGTAGGTAACTGTTCCCGCTACGACAATCTTGTACTTGCTATTGTAGTAGAATACGATTGTCCGGCTCATAAAGACATCCCCTTCCCATCTGTACATTGTTCCGCCGGTTGCGAAGGCGTAGAACTTACTTTCTCGCGGGGCGAAGTCGGTTAGGACTTCTCCGGAGAGCAGGGCTTTTGTTTTGCTATTCATTGTTTTTCTCCTTCCGCCTGTTATTAACAGTGCCTTTCCAGCCAACCCGCTTGACCATCTGCCTTCCCCATATACAGGAGAAAAAAATCATAACCGATGGCGTCCATTTCTTCTACGGTTGTCAATACGGTTCCTTCGGGGATGCGTTCCCGCATTTGTAACACCATGACTATTTCCCCGGCTTCCTGCACGAATTTAACCCGATTGACGGGGATATCATCGTCCAGTAATGTTGACATTACCTTCGCGGTCGCCTCGTGCCCTATGGCAGATTCCCTGATTGGGGTTTCCTTCCATATTTTTCTTGCATCCTCCGGTGTGACTGAAATTAACCGGAATCGCCCCGGTGCCGTTAATACCGCAACGTTAAGTGCGGTTATGCGACTGTACTCTGCGTTTGCGCTTCTGATATATTTGTCAATTGTCATTGTTTTTTCCTCCTTTTAAAGTCATTTCAATTCGCCCCATGCAATACCGCAGGGAAGAAATTACTGAATTTTCTTTGACCGGTCGGCCATTGCTATGAAAAAATGTCTGTCCTGTCATTTCGTTGTAGTGCCAGTGGAAAGTAATTGTCTCCATCATTATTCCGTTTGGCAGTATATATAATTTTGGATAAGCGGCTAATTGCAATGCCTTCACAATTTCGTCGCTTCTCAAAACTATAACTTCCAGTACGTTCCCGCCTTCAATTATATGTGTCATTTCATTCATAGCACGCCTCCTTTTTTTCCCCGTAAGCCGGGGATGAGTATTCGATTCCCGCACACTTTTCGCAGATGGGATACCCGCCTGCATTAAGATAGATGTCATCTATCTTGTTTCCACACGGACACAGGCTCCGCGTTAATAACTTTCCTTCTGTTTTTTGTTTCATTTTTTCCTCCAATTTTTTCTATCAATCAACTTGTGCCGCCCGACCGGGAGCCGATCGGACATATAAGTTGGTTGATTATTCCCCGAAGCCTTCGCGATAGTTTCTCATAGCTTCGCTCCAGACGAAAAGCGCCTGGTCTTTTACCTTCTGAATATCGTCGGTAAAATCTCCATCCTCGATGGCTTCTTCTATGGCCTCTTTTATCTCCAGTTTTCTCCCATCGTCGGTTAAGAAAAAGTCTCCATCCTCTATGACTTCGCCCCAGCCGTCCAGGTAGTAATCCTGGTCGATATTTCCGTACCCGATAACGTCGGTCATATATAGGATATCACCGGCGTAATCATCCGTCGGGCGGGTATTGGAGCCCATTGTTTCGACGCTTCCGTCCGTCTCGATAATTACCTGCGTTCCGTATTCCGAGAACGTAGTTACCTTATTATATTCCACCCAGTTCACCACCGATTCCAGGACTTTGATTACTTCGTTTTCGGTCATCTTGTACCATTGTTGCTTACTCATTTTATCCTCCGTTATTTGCTATTTTCAAAAGCTTGCTCGTAGGCCCCTCGCCTTAGCAAGAGATCGACCCCATCTTCCCATGATAGGATATTGTCTCCGCCGCCGTCTGCACAATACCCACTACCTGGAATCCAGCTTGTGGTGTGCAACCATGATTTTTTTCCATCCCAATACGCCGGGTAAATAGCGTTCGCCTGGTAGCCGTATTCGCTGTCATCGGAGTCCCACTCACAAATTACAGTATCGGATACTAAAAGCGTGTGGTCGCCGATACTTTCTTCATAATTACCGTTTGGATTGTTATCGACCACCATGGTTGTTCTTTCTCTAAATTTTACTTCATTCATTTTGTCCTCCGTGTCTTGTGGTGGGCAGACACCTAATGTCCGCCATCTCAACGCCTACCGGGAGCAAGTTGTAGGCCCGGTTAAAATCACTGTGAATATCGCTATTCCGAAACTCATGCCCTGTCATGGTGTAGGTGCCTTCGTCTCCATAGCGCCCCACTTCGTCACAATAATCATCGTACTCCCATGCCGTTTCGGCATCAATGCCGCACCAAAAGATTTCCTGGCCTTCCTTTTTTTCTTCTAACTTAAAATATACGTTCATTTTTTCCTCCCTAAATTGTACTTTTCGATGAGCACCGTTCTTTCGTCAGCGCTCACAATCGAATCGTCTGTATAGTCAACGTCATCACCGTAAAAATCAATGGAAACGAGGTAATCATTCGTCCCGTCGATTTTGTAGATAGCGATTTCGGTATTTTCATCGATGTCACCGAATATAGGGGCATCGACGTTCTTGCAGTCGCTCATCTTGTCTATGCTGATGAGATTGAGTGGTGTTTCCAGCTTGACAAACGTTCCGTCCTTCTTGTACAGCTTCCTCTTTAAAGTCATTTTATCCTCCAATTTTTATTTAATTTCAACTTCGGTATAATAATAGCATAACTTTTCTATTTTGTCAACTAATTTCTTAAACAAAATAAAAAAAGTTTTGCGCGGAGTGGTGACCTACGTTTCCATCGCCCGGTCGAACGGTGAAATTACTTGATATTAGTTGCTCTTGTCAATCAGTCTATCGACAAGCTTGGTCAATGTTTCGGATATTTCGCTGAGTTTTTCGGTGGTCGCCTCAAGCCTACCGGCAACCGTCGCCGCCTTAACTTTCAGCTCCCCGGTGTCACATTGTAGTACATCCACATCGCTGCGAACGGTCACAATGTCACGTTCCGCCGCGCCAACCCTTTCCTTCAATACCTTTACTTCTGTTGACACAGTCTCGACGCGCTTCCTGTAAGAGCCCCTAACAACACTTATAAGGAACCCAATGCATCCCCCTATCATTCCTATATTGGTCGCTATTTCAACCGCTGGTTCTGCCACTCGCCCTCCTGCTCCCGGTGGCATGGAAGCGTCACTATTTTATTATATTTGTGTCAAATGTCAGCGTCACTCCGCCAGCAAGCACCGCCCCTCCTTTCGGAAAAAGGCTTTTCCCTACGAGCAGGCCAAGCCCCAAACGGAACGGACTTCTATGCCGCGTACTGTACAATTTATTGTACCCTATTCGCAGTTCTTTAGTAAGCCTTTCAAGACTGTCATATTTTTCTTTCATTTTCGCCTGGACTTCTTCGCTTAGATCACGCTCTGCTCTCATGGCTCTGCTTAATTCTGATATTTTCTTAATCCATTCTCTTTGGATTTCCTGATTAGTAACTATAAGATGGTTGTATGCATCGCTAAGGAGCAGGTATTCTGCCTGCAACCGGTCATATTCCGCTCTTGTTACGTCGCTCTTCCCTTTATCTATGCTTTGGGGTTTCGGCTTTATTTTGGCTGTCACGAGCCCCTGTGGTACTTCCGCTGCCTGCATAAATAATTCGTCTGTTTTTTCATGTCCGGTTTTAGCTTTTTCTTTTGCGGCCGCTATCTCACTATCAGTCTTTATCTTTTCCATTCCCGCTGCCGCTTTCAGGCTCTCAATCCTTGCGTCCATCTTCTCCGCGTTGCAATTGCCGATGTAGTGCGGCATTACGATAACAATGGCGATTGCACCGGCGACGATGGCTGCCCATTTGCCGATTTTTTTGATGCCGATTAGCACCCCTAAGCCCTTGATAGTCATTTCGTTATGCTCCCATCAATCCTGTTCTTTTGGGTTTGCTTCGCGTATTTGATGCCAAGGGTTCCGGTAAGGATTACGGTCATTATCATTGTGACCGTGCCCGGGTCTATTGAGAGACCCGCGAACTTTTTAAGCGCCGGCAATAGGAGGTGAACGGCTATACCGATAATCACCGTTCGGAATTCGATGGTTTTGAATTTGTCCTTGATCCCCTGGAAGGATGACAATCTTATCTTGTCCAGTTTCTGTACTCCGAAAAGGAATATGATGATGGACGCCAAAACGCCTTCTACTTGCACCGGGTCGTAATCGATACCCCATTTTTTTCCTAACAAAATGATCCCGGACGCAACTGCTCCCACGACCATTAATATCGTTTTTCTACTCATGTTATTTCTCCTTGTTTTCGTAAATATTCTTTCACCACTTCCCCGGCCGGTTTCATCCGAAACTCAGGGGGCGGGCCGGTAAGGCCAAAACCTGCATATTTCGGGTCCGAGTCATCGTATTGTACGTATATGTATGCCCTATCAATTTCATCGTGACCGTTAAATACGGAAAGTTGCGCCCGGAACCACTCTGCCTGTTCGGCTTCCGTTATATACCTACCTACCTTCCGCCCGAACTCGGTTATCCACAGCGGCTTATCAGCGTGCCCTTCCCCGGCCTGTATTTTACGAACCTTCTCCATGCGTTGCCAAAATTCGTTTGGGTCTTCCGGGTAATTATGGTGCGTCACAACGGCAATATCATCGGAATAGGGATGTCCACCAAGGATATCCCTCATCCACCGCGACCAATTAGCCCCCTCCAGGTGTGCAAGCGCCGGTCCGCATACATAGGGCCCGCTATAATTCATCGTTATTTGACGGCTTGCGTGCCCCCGGATGACATCTTTCGCAGGCACGTAAACCTTGCTCATGTACTCCGCAACGTCGCCATGAAAAAATTGATCGAGATTGGGCTCGTTCCATATTTCCCAATATTTCACCCAGTGGTAACGCTGTATCGTTAGATGAACAAATCGTTGCCAGTACCTGATTTCTACTTCCAAGGGCGGATAATTCCTGCTATTCCCGCCATTAGCCCATCCGGGGGTATATGCCAGTATCCCCAGGACATCGATATCGTTTTCCTTCGCCCATTCGACAGCGTAGTCCATTTGCTCATTGTTATGAGCATCTCTTTCCGGCTCCAGGATATCCCATGAAAAATCCAACCGGACGTGCTTAAAACCAAATTCCTTGAGAACCCCCAAGGAGTCAGGGTGTGGGTTGTGTAGATTGATTCCAAGTATCATTTTGCCACCTGTCCATTATATTCATCGATAAATTTCAGGGCGCTTACTATTTGTTCTATCGGGCCGGTACTCATTTCCTTTGCGGCGAACACGGCCCGGCCGGCCTTTCCTAATTGTGAGGCCGCCGTGGGCTCTAACGCTGTAGCTTCCGCGACGAATCTATCGATTAACTTGAGGGCTTTCTCTGTTTTCTCGATAATCTGTAGCCGCTCCCCTATCATTCCCGAAAGCAAATCCACCGCTTCATCGATATCTGTATCCTCCGGCGGCACTTCTTCGGCAGGGAATTTTCCGTAATTTTCCGGAAATTCACCGGTATGTTCCTGGTATGCCAGCGTTAGTCCTGTCATGGCTGCCGTGGGGTCAACAATATTCATTTCTTTTCCGAATAGTACCTCTATAGCAACGATACCCTTATCTACCGCCCTTGATTTCGTGCTCATGACGCGCTTGGCCATATCGTATGTCTGCATGAGATTCGGGCGCAGGCCGTCAATTCGTGTTCCGTCGGTGCTGTATTTTGTCGGCCGGTGCCCGCCTTTTGGAACTCCCTGGCCTGGCTCCAGCCCGTCGGTCCAGAATACCGCCAATCTCTTATCATCGATGGCGTGGAACGGGCTCCAGGACCCGCTGGGCCGTTTAACATTGTCGATATAGAATTGCTCACCGCGAAGGAATATGATCCTATCTGAAAACTTTTTGTAACTGCCGATAAGATCGGTATTTATCTTCTTTTCACCGTAATTTATCCCGATACTGAGCCTGTTTACCGGCACCCCGTAACTTAGCATCCCCAGGTACATTTGCGCTATTTCTACCGGGTATTTGTGTGACCCTTCATTGACCAGATCATAAGAAACGTTTTCCATGCCGGTGAACGTCTCTAGTATTTTTTCTATCCACTGCTTTCGGTAGGGACCGGCTTCATTCTTATAGAAAAATTCCTTATCGCCGTTCCATTGTGACCATGGGGAGAAAACGCCGTCCTTATTAGGGACCGTTTCGCTGTTGTTGTAGAGACAAAAGATATATTCCAGGTTATATTTCTTCGCTGTCTCTGCTATCGTACGTTGATTATTGAAATAGTTAGGATTCATAATCATGTCATTGTGAGCAGGCAGAGACTTGTCTACAGTAAAGCCACTAAGCACCGCCATTTCCCCTTCATTCTGTATCCACCAGGGAAATTCCCTGATGGCGTTCGCTCCAGCGTTGGCTATCCTCCGCAGGATTTCTTCCAGGCGCGGCATGTCAAGGCTGCCGTCCGGGTTCATGTACGATATATGCCACTTATCGCGTGACAAAAGCGAATACCCACCCAGCGGGCTGCAAATCAGTTTTATTTTGTCTGGCATTTGATCTCCTTTAATTCTGGTATGGCTTTATTTCTGTTAAATATGGAAATGTCGCCTTTCCCAGTTACGTTCTTATTGTACCCCCAAAAGAATACGTTAACCCCGCGTCGCCGGGAGTATTTCTTTTTTAGGGCCTTGCTGTAGGACTCGACCGTTAATGTCCTTTCCCCGGTCTCCATGTCCGTTACCTCATCGGTAACGATTACCAGTTTTCCGCCGCCCCGGTCAAGGGTGCTGCCGATTGCAACGTAAGGGTAATCGAGTCCATCATATATTTTTTCATTTTTCAGTCTGATAATCATGACACTATTATGTATCAATCCCCCATAATTGTCAACAATAAAAAAATGCCCGGCAGGAGTGGTAATGAATCACGGCCTGCCGGGCATCGATTAGCTTGTTTTACTTTTCATAGAACACTTCAACAGCATTGTATACAATCGAATAAGTGCCGTCGCTGCGAACGACACGTACAGATGTAGAGCCACCATCTCCACTGCAATCTGTTATTTCCTTTATGCCGTCCCCGACTGTATACTCATCCCAGTGCGCATCCCAGTGCCTTTCGCCGTTAATTATAATTCCCTGCCTGCTGTGATTGTAGATCACCCTTACTGCCTTACCCATGGTTTCCTCCTTTTATATTTTAGTTTCCTTATTTTTCGGCAGCGGCCCGACCGGCTTCCACATTGCACCGCTTTTCTTTTCGCTTCTCCAATTGTATCGCACCTCCTCCTTTACTACAAACGAATAAACGGAGCCGACAGTATTGGCTATCGCGATGTGTCCCGGCTTTGGCTCCTCATCAAAGGTCCGCCATCTCGAATCCTCGATTATTGCTTTAATCCGGGGCCAGAATAATGCCAGCGCCACTCCATTAAACGCTTGTTTAATTTTTTCGTTCTCGTATGTTTGCTCATAGAGGGAATAGTCGAGCAGCTCTATTATTTCGACTATTGGTAGTTCCCCGTATTTTCCCTCGAAATCCTTTTTTAACGTTTCGACTGTTTTTCTCATTTTTTACCTCCATCTTCAATATCGACATATAATCCAGTTCCACTAACCGCATCCATTATCATCGCAGCTAAATTCTTAGATTCTGGGTGGAAGTAACAATTGATTTCCGCATAATCCTTGTCGTGATACTGGAAAAAGAAATTTCGTCCGCTAACGGTCTGGTATGAAAGGAATAGGTTATGGTCTTGACCGCTGTCACAGACCTGGCAAGTAACGTTTTCATCTTCTATTGCTTCCTCCCATATCTCCTTGAACGTATAGCTGTCAGACATGGCGCCGTTGCACCTAATCGCCATTAATATTACTCTAGAAATTTCCTTGAATGCACCGCCAACATCGTACATGGAAAGCGTTCCGGTAATTAAGATGTGTATTCGCCGTGTATACTCACCGGATTTTTCTATTTTCGCTTCTATTTTCGGGTTCATCTTGCCCCTCCTATTCTACCCAGGACATACTTTAGATTCACCTGAATGTCCTTGACATCTACCGTCAGCTTGAGATTCGTCCATCCGCCAGACGTTACCTTAAGCTCGCATTGATCTCTGTCCGCCTTGACTATCACACAATCAAAAACTCCGCCAAGCCCACTGTCGGTTTTTACTTTGAGTCCTGTTAAGTTCATTGTTTTCTCCTCAATGGCAGTGAATTCTTTCCGTGAATGTGCTTCCATCCGGCATCGCGTAAGTAACGATATTGTCAACGTCGCAGGCATAGTCAGGGCGATTGCAATCTTCGGAGTACATTGACAATACTTGCGGCTTACCAGTGTCCTGGGCTTTCTGGTAGATAGCGGCGGTGGCCGCTTCTCCTTCGGTCTTTTCTTTTTCTTTTATTTCAGCTTCTTCCTGTAAGCCTTCGGTGGCCGCTTCCATGAGCAAGGCGGTCTGCGCTTCGGTAAGTTTCCATCCGCCGTAGCTCCCCAGGTCGGGGTTGATATTCATTTCGATTCCGCAGCCAGCGCGTAACTTGTCGGCGACCATAGCGGCTAAACCCTCATCCCTTCTGTACCGTTTAGAGAGAATGTCAAAGCTGACATCCTCTTCATCGTGATAGACAAAGTAAATCTTGTCACCGCAGTCGCAGCCAATTTCATAGTGAAACCCAACTACCCGCCCGGCCTCAACCAGTTCGGCAACGACCCTTTCCTTCCTTTCCCTTTCGGCGCGGACAAGCCGGGCAGCCTTATCTTGCTCTACTATTAAGACAGCGGTTTCTTTTCCCTTAAAGGCTTCGGAAATCCCGGTGAACAGCTTGATGGCCTCATCGTACTTGAATTCCACGTACCATTTGAGCCCCCTCTTTTGCAAGACCCTGTCCCTGTATTCGTCGAAAAGAACGGTCGCCTCTTGCCCATCCATCGTCCTTACTGTCAACGTTTCTTTATTCATAATTACCTCCGTTTTATTTAATTTCAACTTCGGTATAATAATAGCATAACTTTTCTATTTTGTCAACTATTCTTTCAAACAAAATAAAAAAAGTTTCCGCCCCGGTTGAAAAAGCCCGAAAATGGATGTATAATATAAGCATCATACAAATCCTCCAAATTTATATGATTTCAACTCCATGGGGTCCTAACGGGCCCCGCCTTCCTTTTTTACCCACTTGCCCCAATCGGCCCCCTGGAATCTTTTTTTATTTTTTTGTTGACATTTAAACAAATTTATACTATATTGTATACGTTCAAATTACTTAGCGGCCGGGAGAGCCGGTTTTTTGGGATCTCCTCCCTTGGTTTTTCCGCCTTGACCGGCCGTTTTGTTGGAGGCAAAATGACAGATTCGAGATTTAAGAAAATTGCCACGCTCCTGGGTAACGTAAGGAACAAGGCAGAGAACAAGCGATTGCAAGAGTTGGCAGCGTATATTATCGAGCTGGAACAGCAGTTTCCGGTTGCAGTAATTTCCAGAAAAATGATGCTTTTCGCATTTGATCGAAAGGCAGAATTCGAGTTGGATTCCGGGATAAAGCTGATGGAATCATGACCACCACCACAATAGCCACTGAGATGGCAGATGGGGTTTGCGCCATGCCCCGCCATGCCGAAAGGAGCGGGGACGCTAATCAAGAAATGGTAGCATACGGACTGCTTATCAACGCATTTTTCCAGAGGATAGTAAGGTTAGGTGATTATTGCTCGAAGGAGGATATCGATGCCGAAAAAGAATGATTTCGATAATCTCCCGCCTGAATGTGATAGCCTATGTAAGTATCGCAAGTGTCTACACAAGGGTTACGATAAGGGCTCGTATACTCCTGGCGTGGGATACGGTGAATACAGGGAAGAGCCGATATATTGCTGCCTGACGCGGCTTGATAGCGGGTGTCCTGGAACCTTCAATGCAAGTGGGAAGTACATACTGTCGCAGCCGGATTGGAGGAAATTCCTTGCCGATGTGGATGCCGATATCGAAAAAATGAAAGTGTCCGCTAAGGGCAGGCGCAAAATGGCGGAACTAAAGGCTGCGATCGAGTGTCTAATCGACAGGCAGGAGATCATGATATAATATACCGCCGGTGTGGCCTAACGGCTAAGGCTATCGGCTCATAACCGATTGATTCGGGGTTCGATTCCCTGCGCCGGCAAATTTATAAGGAGGTAATATGAAAAAGAAATTCGGATTAATACTAATGGTGGTATTCACGCCACTATCCAAGAGTAGTCCCGCAGGGAGGAGGCAGCAGGCGATCTTGTCAGCTCTCGGTCACGACGATGACAGCGATTGTTCCGTTACCACCGGTGGCGTAACGTACCACATTCTCAGAGGTAACGCGGTTGGAATCGAGCATTTCCCGACACCGATTCCAGCCGATGGCGTTGTTGTCTTTGACTATTTTGCGGAGGCTGAGATTCCCGGGGCGATTTCCGGTGTGGAAATAAGCGAAGCGCTCTCAGACCTGATAGAGCTGGGGATCGTAACGGCCCCGACATGCAATTGCACATTTTCGGTCCGGGTAACGAAGAGTGATATTTAGGAGGACAAAGGTGAAAGTTAAAAAAACTACATGGAAACAATCGTCCAGTCATACATATAATGGATATATGGGCGACATATTGGTGTGCTATGCTACGACGTGGGGTGAAGGTTGGGTTATATACCAGGTAATAAGGAGTGGAGTTCAGCATTATATGCCCCATGCTTTCTCCAGCCTGGCGGACGCAAAAGAATGGTGGGAAATGGTAGGTGCCAGGGAAGCACTGTCGGCATTTATTGATTTTAATGAAGGTAAGGAAATTTGAAAATCCTAATCGCGTGTGAGTTCACCGACACGGTAGGCAGGGAGTTTCGTGCCCTTGGTCACGACGTGACATCCTGCGACTTGCTGCCGTCCGAAGGGCAGGGGAAACACTACCAGGGTGATGTGATGGATATTTTACATGACGGCTGGAATATGGTCATAGCTCATCCGCCATGTACCTACCTGGCGAATGTAGGGGTGCAGCATCTCCATAAGGACCCCGGTAGGTGGGGAAAGATGCAAGAGGCGGTTAAGTTTTTTCGTATTTTCTATAACTTGCGGCACGTGCCCATGGTGTGCATAGAGAATCCCGTACCTCACAGGTACGCTCAGCTACCTGACTACAACCAGATAGTTAACCCTTTCGATTTTGGAGACAGCTACAGTAAGCGAACTTGCTTGTGGCTCAAGGGACTCCCGCCGCTGATGTCAACCAGAATTGTTGATAAGGGAGAAAGGTATTTCAGGAAAAACGGAAAAAGTAACGGGTCGAAATGGTATCAACTTGATGCGAGAAGCCAGAAGGATAGGAGCCGCACGTTTCCGGGGATGGCTAAGGCTATGTCTATGCAGTGGACGTGTAGATCATGAACGCAACTAAAGACAAGGATTGCCGGTGCAATACCTGCGAGAAGGATTTTCATTATCTTGGAATCGCCAGGCATAGGGCGGCGCACCGGGACAAGAAGGAAAGCTGCGTTATCATGTACACGTATGGCAATGTAGTCTATCACGATTATAGCGACCCGGGCTACACGGAAGAAGCAAAGATAGTTAATTGGTAGGAGGAAAATAATGATTGAAAAAGCAAAGCTACAATGGAAGGTTCACGTGCCGTGCTTACTTGAAGAAATCGCAGGCGCAGGAGGTCTCGGTGGAGTATTTCGTGTACCGCTCAACGTTCTTCGCATCCTGTTAGGTCGAGTGGCAGACCGGGCAGCAGAAATCAACGACCCGAAACTTAACAGATTGATGTGCAGGATGGCCTTGTATAATCAAGCGGACCCGGATTCACCGGATTACGACGCAGAAGCGATGCGGGAGATGAGATTATGAGAATGCAAGGAGGAAAATAATGACAAGAAAGCTTAAACCCCAACAATGTTCAAGTTACACGACGGACAGCGGTGTCGTAATCCCCATATTCTTCAACCGCAATGATAATAATTTCATCGCGACTGTGTATGGTGAAGAGTTAATGATGGAAAAATGCAACGACCTATACTTATTGGTTGCGCAAAAGGCGCAGGAGGTATGGGATTGGGTGCCGATCATCCACGTTGAGCAATACGAGGCGTCTCACAGCAGTGATCAAACTCCGATCGTTGGAGTATCGGCTGATAGATTTTATCTTGCTCGCCCCGGGAGTTGCTGGAAGGCATGCTCATGGGAAACGCCGGAGGTAGCGGCTAAGGAGAAGTGGGCGCGGAACTTCTATCCTCCGCATGGAGTCAACCAGGACACGTTTTCCGTCCCGTCTCACCACGGAAAAGATCATTACCTTGAATATAGCGAACCGCTGTGGCAGGGGCTGCTAATTCTTATTAAACAGATAAAGATTGTTAGGGAAAGACTATCGGTGCTATTGGGAGCCGATGAAACATATAAGAAAATCGAAAATGTGTGGCGGAACGTTTTAGCTGCACCGGAAGGAGAAAAACAATGAGAAAAAGTAGGCGGGATTACGAAAACGATGTATTTTATGACGTGTGGCGCTCCGGCGGTGACCCGGACGCGATAGATTACGAGGCGGTATCAGATGATTACTATAATAATGTTGGCCACGATGAGGCGGCGGATTATGAATTAATAAGGCAGCGGCGACCGCTGGTAGATTCTTGAACAAAATAAAAAAAGTTTAAGAAATTAGTTGACAAAATAGAAAAAAGATGCTATTATTATACCGAAGTTGAAATTAAATAAAAAACGGAGGTAATTATGAAAGAAAACAAGCCCGATAGATACTATACGGTCGGTATCACCAAGATAGGGCGGCAATTCATGGCCCTGTCACCGACCGAATCAAAGCGTTTCAATGATCTTAAGGGGGCAACTGCCTGGCTGCTAAGTAGGGGGTTCGCTGCTCATGGCAAAAAAATCAGTACCGCCGGGATTACGAAGCTGGCAGATGGCGGCTATTCCACCACGACCGATATGTTCGGGTGTTCATTTTTGAACCCTGAAGAGGCAGAGACATGGCTTGGTGATAATGGATACGGGCGGGTAGTGAAAAGCGGGACATACAAGCCATGCTTTATAGTTATCTATGGGGAGAAAATACCCTATAATTGTACGAGAGAAGAGCTTAACGCGGCCTTAAATAAAGCTGTGTAAGCTTTAAAATAAAGGAGGAGTTGAAATGACCAAGCATGAGTTAGGAAACGGCGAAAGCTACGTAGTGGGCATCATTGAGGAAAGGGGCAGCTTTTTAGCCCTGACGGCAACTCAATCGAAAGTATTCAAAACACGTCGCGGGGCGGAACGGTGGATGGAGCGCCGCGGACTCACACCGGATGGCAAAAAAATCGACACCGCCGGGATTACGATGCGTCCGGAAGGCGGATACCATGCCGTAACTGGTAGGGACGGCCGCGTATTCTACGACCTGGAAGCGGCGGAGAAATGGCTTGGGGAACGCGGGTTTCTCCCGAACGGTGAGAGGGTCCGCGAAAAGGGCCTTGATCAACCGCACTGGATAGTTATCTACGGTGAAAAGGTTCCCTATAATTGTACGAGAAAAGAAATGGAAGCGGCCCTGGATAGGGTCGTGTAAAAATAAAGGAGGAAAATATGAACGAAGATTATACTTTTATTGACGGGACAGTAGTAAAGGCGGCAGCAAAGGGGCACATACACGTCATCCGCCATATATACCATCTTGAGCAGGCCGATGATAGCATGCGGTATTTTTTTTCCGTGAACGGCCCGACTTACGAATTGATAGTAGGGAACCAACACCGTGGGTTCCTGGAGAAGGACCGGGAAGACTTTATCGCATGGACGAACAAAGAGGAAGGAGAAGGTGAATCGAAATGACATTAAAAGAAAGGGTACAGGAAGCTCTGGAGTATAATTTTATCCCGGATGCGATTGTAGCGGAAACACTTAGCATTATGATAGCCTTAATGCCCGAAGTCTCCAGCGTTCAGAAAGGATGGCATACGGATTCTACTAAATTTGACCATGCCGCCGTTCAATTGCTTATCGACAAATCAAAGGCCATAGCGGAAGCATGCCTGATAGATAAGTGGCCTAACCACTTTATGATCGGTCGCCTTGGTGAAGAAGAGGTCCAGGAAGAAAAGCGGGGATACTTTGGGCGGCTGTGGGCTGCGCTGCGGGGTGTAGAATGAAATCCAGAGCGATAGCGGTAGCGATTTGGCTGTTGGTTGGCTTTTGCGGGGCGCTATGCGGCGCGTGCGGCCTGATACTTGAAAACCTATCATATCTTATACTCGGGGGAATTATTCTTGGGTTTGCGGTAGGTGTTATGGCATCCCACCTAGCGGATGCACAGAAAGAAGAAAAGTGGGAGAGACCATGAAAAGATGGATAAACGAGACCTGTAAGGATTGCAGATTCCAGGTTGCATTTTTATGCCGGAAAAATCCGCCGGGGCTCAGAGGCTTTACGGTATCCGAGAGCGCCCTGAATATTTATTCGCGTGTAGCCGTCCCGTTTAATGGCGATAAGATGCTGTACCAGGTCGCATGCTCCCGGTACGAGTGCAGGAAGGAGGAGATTTAATGAAAAAGCTAAGCTTGGGAAAAGTGACCATCGCAACTATCGGTCGCGATGGAATGAAGGAGGCAAAGGGCGGATATGATAAATCGCTTTTTGAACTTTGCAGCCTGTGGGAAACGTTCGATGATACGATGTGTGCCATGCCGACTACGGTTAGCGGTGGGACGAACACTTGTAACTGTTCCGTATAGCCAGGTGGCGGCCGGGGCAACTCGGCCGCCGTCCCGTGGAGCGCAAATTGAGAATCACAAAACAAATCGAAGCCAGCATTGAAGTTGCCGACAATGACCCGTTAAATTGCGACATGTGTAACTGTGATCACTTTAGCCAAACGATAGATGCCAGGGAAAGGTGCGGTCTATACGGAGAGCACATGCGTGCCGTCGCGGTAGGGGCACGCGGGCTATATACCAGGCGGTGCCAGGCATGTGTCGATCAATTCGGGACTGGGGGCAGGGTCAAGGGCGGGCTGTTCCATCGCCTGTTTGGCAGGGTAGCAAAACTTTTTTTATTTTTATTTGGGAAATAGTTGACAAAATAGAAAAAAGATGCTATTATATAGATAGTTGAAATTAAATAAAACGGAGGTTAATATGAAAAAGAAAGACGTAGCAAAAGCTAAAAGGTGGATGTTAAAGAATTGGAAAGGTTCCATCTATACCGACCATCTTAATCCCGATGACTTAAGCAGCACGTGCGCCGAAGTAATGGGCATTGAAAGAGATGAGGAAATGTTCAACCTGGGAAACGAAGTGGCGGACATACTGATTAATAAACAGTTAATAGCGTATGACTTATATATTTGGGCAAATTGAAATCATAAAAACGGAGGTTTTAAAATGAAACAAAAGAACATAGAAGCTAAAAGATGGATGTTGGCAAATTGGCTAGATAGCGTCACGGAAGATGACGGCATCCTATGCCTGACGACGATGGCGGAAAATTATGCAGCCGTGGCGGGATCCGAAGTAAGCGAAGAGCTTTTCGAGATAGCTTCGGACGTGTCCGATCAATTGATCGATGAGGGGTTGCTTGATGAAGACCTCCGCATGAACTAAGAAGAGGACACGATGAGAATATATAAGGCTTCTTACACTTATAATCACGAAGGCTTTGGTGTTGCATATATGTATTGTAGTTTAGGGTGCAAGCCAATAACTACAAAAATAAAAGAAGATGAAGGGTCGCGTGCGCTGGTCGATTATATACAAAGATATTTTTCAGAAAATTTCAACGGCGACGAATTGATTAGTATTGCTTATGCCGGCCAAAAATCAAGGGAGTGGTAAAATGAATAAGCAGCAATGGTACGAAATGACCGAAAACGAAGTAATCAAAGTCCTGGAATCGGTGGTGAACTGGGTGGAATATAATAAGGTGACTACGTTCTCAGAATACGGAATGCAGGGCTGTACGGGCTGCCTGGACAAGAGGGGGAAGGAATTATGAAATATGAAAAGATGATAGCGCCAATCCGTGAATTCCTGCTGCCGGTCACCGCGGCACTACTTACGGTAATGACCATTTCCAGCTATTTGCTCGCGGGCGGAAGGAGCATTGTCGTTGTGATTGGAATCCTTTGTGGGATGGTAGTCAATGTGATCGGGGCCTACCGGAAGGGCTGCGCGGATGGGCGCCGGGAAGGGTTTCTGGAAGGGATTAGGGAATCAACCAGGATTGTCAGGGGATATATATCTAAGCAAGAAGGAGATTGAAATGAAAGAAATAACCAAAATGATCCCGGTAAGAATAGTAACTACCGAAAACGGTGAATGGTGCAGTGACGATTGTCAGTATAATGATGGAGATACACATGAAGACGATTATGGTTGCACGCTATACGACATACTGTTAACCATGAGATTAGAAAGGGAGCCTGGCGTCACCTACCCCGGCGTATGGATTATCGAGCGATGCAGCCGATGCATAGGCGACTTTGGATACCCGGGGGAAGGACAATGAAAGAATTAAATTATAGGAGAATACTATGAAAATAAATAGATTGGGTGCGTTTACTCTGGTTTTAACTATAATGACTTGTACTGTTACGCTATGCGCTCGATATATACACGATCAAAAATATGACATATACTATAACGGGGCAATCGATTCGATTTGGTTCAACGATAACGGCGTGTACATGCAAAGGGATGGAGATTGGCAGAGGGTAGGCGGATGGAATTATGTATCATCGGATGCATGCAATACCGTTGCGGTATACTTCACCATCGGAGAGAAAAGGTTTTCGGGCAGCGTTGACGCGATGGACAAAATGAAGGGCCTTGCAATCATCTCTTCCGATGGGAAGTGGGAAGTTGTAAATTTTATGGGAGTGGTCAACCTTAATTTATGACCACCCGTAAATAACACCGCCACTAACCTGTATCTGTGTTGTAGATGCAAGAGTTATCGTTCCGGTTTTTCCCTTATTGGAGCCGTGATAGTAATCCCCGGTAGCGGAAGGGACTGAGCAGTCACCGTTAATTATTACGTTTTTGGTGAATGAAGCGTTTTCCCCCGTAAAGCTTAGCCCGTTACTGGCCCCGGTAGAGTTAATGTATCCGGTTGCGTTAAGATTTTGTTGTATAACGGTGTTCCCGCTGGCGTCAAAATTTATGCCTCGTGTACTCCCACCAGTATCGTTTATGTATTTCCCAACTGGGAGCTTTATATTCCCATTCGCCTCGATATTCCCCGTAAATATCCCCTTCTGATAAAACGTAATATCCCCAGCCGAATTCGGCTTGAACCCCTTGTTTGCGACTCCGGTTAGATTGTAGTCCCCGGTGCAACCAATGTCTCCAGTAACTACCAGGTCCCCGGTAACGTCCGTATCTCCGGTTATGTCGGTCGCTCCGATAATGGTCACGTCGCCAGTAACGTCCAGGTCCCCGGTAACATCAATGTCCGAAACAATCGGCGCGCTAAATTCCAGGTTACCGGTTCCGGTGTTAAATTTCACCCCTGCTATCGTCTCCGCGTCCGGCGATGTCGTGTATACGGGCGCTGTATAGTAGATTTTCTCGACACCTGCTATATTCTTGACGTGGATTGTTGTAACCGGGTTATCCGCCGTACCGATAGCGTTTATGTTTGGTAGTTCTGTTCGTTTTCCCATAATTTCCCCTTTAATGTGATACTTCCAGCCAAAGGGTACCATTAAAATGAAGATCGACCCCGCCCCGGTGCGTTAGCGTTATGTCTGCGCCGTCCGCCGTCCCAAACTTCTGGGTTCCGGTGCCCTCTTCATTCTCTATAATCAGGCTGTTCGCTGTATTGATCTTGACGATCCTCAAATCCTGGTTGGCTACTCCGCCAGCCAGACCCCCAAGCGTAACGTTTCCGGCGGCCGTGTCAACTTCCAGGACAGAAACACCGGCTACGTTAAAAGCATCGCTATCGGCAGAGGCGGCCGCTTTGGTTCGCTCTATGCCGGAAACTATAGCGGTCCTGTTCGCTGAGGATAGGGTTAATAGCGCCCTTTCAACCCCTCCAGCGTCTTCGGCTGTGCATATAATATTGTTTCCGTGCGATAAATTCTGGATATATATGTTGCCTGCCACCGTCCCGACATGCCTGATCTTGAAATCGTTTTCCCTGCCCTGAACCCGGAACTCTCCGCCCGCCGTCTCGACTATTTGTCCATTAGGGTTAAGGGCCGTTCCAAAATTGATTGCAACCCCGCAGTCTACGCGACTTGCAACCCCGGTCCATACTACACCGTTCGCATCTAGGCACTTGCCGCCGTCGTCCCCGGCGCTTGTGTCAACGATATAAAAGAAATCTCCGTCCGTTATGTCTGCGTTTGCCAGTTGTGTTTTTTCGGGGACAGATTGCTCACCCATTGTATACCTCCTTGATTCTGTATCCATCCACATCGAGCAGGAACCAACCCCGCTCATCGATTAGATAGAACGTTTTCGATAAATAATTATAATCCCTGACGGTAAACGTTATGATGTCATTGTCCGCCTGGATTGCCTTCCTGATAACCTGGACGAAATACGAGTTCGGGGTTAAGAATCGCGGGTGACTTACCCGGAGCCAATCCCCATTATTGTAATCTTCCCCGGTGTCGATTGTCGTCGTAATCTCCCAGGTCGCCGGAGGGTTAGCCCACAGATAATAGAGTTCCGTAACGCTCACATTAGCCTGGACTGTTTCCGTCAGGTATTCGTATTCAATCTCAGCATCAAAGGTGCCCCAGGTTAATTGGCTTGCGCCTGCGTAGGTCTCGAAATACGTGTACCCGCCGTCAACGTAGTTCCTATCATAGTGAATTTTTATTCTGTTCTTAATTTGCGCAGGCTTATAGTCCTGCGACTGTTTTGCCGTCAAGATATCGACTTCCCGCAGCGTCCCCGCCAGGTTGATAGTGCTGCGGTTGAGCCAGTTGAATATCACTTCCCCGGAAGCATCGAGGCGATAGTTACATTCAAAACTCTCACAGAAGGCCTTGAGTGCGGCAGCGGGGCTCATTGTTCTGTCGAGTAAATAGCGACAATTACTTGCTGTGTACCCCTGCGCGGCCAACCGGGCGCTGAACCCTGCGTTTGTGGCAACTGTGACGGTCCCTGCCAGTTGGGCGGTGATTATCTCCACCGGGGTGTAGGCGGGAGTGGTTACATCCACGATGGCGAAATCCGCCTTGCCCATAATCACCCCATGAGACATTTTAACCCACCAATAGCCGCCGCCGCTTTGTAAGGAATAATATGCGGGAAGTATCGTCTCTCCGGCGACGACAACCTTGGTGATAGTGCTGATTTCCTTGCTGCTCAACAGCCATTCCCCGCCAGTATTGACGACATCGTCCACCAACCACGCCTTAAGCCCCAATATCGTGTTGTATGCCTGCGGAACCACCTCGCCAATCGCATCGTCGGCAGCATCAGGCCAGGTAGTGGTATTGATTTTTTCCGTGATATCGGCATTCATGTCGATTTGAGAGTTGCATTTCAGGGTCCAGGTTCCGTCCTGAAACGACCAGGTGTTGACGCCCTGCGTTGCCAGTACCGTACCGTCTTCTTTCCTGAGTATAGCGGTGATATTGGCAATGTACTGATTGGTGTCGGATACCATAACATCGCGGTACTTTCCATACATATCATTGATCACAATTGTAATTACCCCGGATTCGTATGTTTTCGCAGAGCCCATGTTGTCCACGATTTCCGAAACGCTTACTATGTCATCGATATACTGATGGCCGTTATATTCTGTTTTTATTTTTGCGACGTAAATAGTCGCGTCGGGAAGCGCCAGGTCGAGAAGTATATTCATTACAGCGCCTCCGTTAGCTTGACATTGATATTTGCATCGTCGCCGAACGTGAGGCCTATGGTGCTTGGCAGGCCGGTAGTAACCTTCCCGAAGATTAATTGCCCGCTCGTTAACCCGTCAACCGCCCATATCAGCGACGGATTAAGCGGGAGTATCTTTTCTATCCAGTCAATCTCTGTCCGGTCGGTACGGGAAAAATTCATGTCATATATGAACTGCTGGTATTTTGGTGTGCTTATCAGTTGCCCGCCTTCCCCGGATACTATATTGCAGGTTGTCATTATGCCGCCAGGCGCACCGGCGTTAGGGTTGCGCGTACATACATTGTTCCCCGTGAATATATACACCCTGCCGATATCGTAATAACTGACCGCGGCGGAGTTGAATTTTATCCGGTAATCCTGGTATCCCCATGTTTCCTTAATATACGCATCATACCTAGGTGCGGACACCACCATTCGGCTTGCGGCGTCATAGCGGTACAGCGTCCTGGTTTTTACAGTGAAGTTAGAAGTCGCGGCCGGGGCACCGGCAAAATCAGCGTCATCGCCCTGAGCCTGTAAGGTTGTCCATGTCCCGGTATTAAGTCCACAGATTATTATCCCCTTAATGTTATTGGCTCCAGAACCGTTAAAGGTTATGTGCCAGTCTCCTGTCCCGGTTGACCGGCAGGTGCTCTTGATTGTATCTGAAACCGCCCGGTCAACACCGTAATCCGTTTCCGAATTCGTGACGCTCCTGGAAAACTGCAAGGAGCCTGCTATATCGTTATAGAAAACTTCATCCATTGACTTTCTCCGACATTACGCCAATTATATTCCCCGTATTGTATTCAAAAATATATATCATCTTCTCCGCAAGCTTATTGGGGTCATTAATCTCATCGGCGGTTATATGCATATTGATCGTTATGCTGCGCGCCACGTCGCCCTCCCCCTGCGATTGATACGGTGATACCGATCTTTGCCCCAGCGGTGTGACGTCCATTTTTCCGCCGCTTACCTCCACATATTCCGGTCCTTGCTCACCTACAATGAACCTGTCGGGTATCGGTATTGCCCCAACCGTCCCGGACGCAAACCCGGGAATATCATTTTCCTGGAAATATCCCTCCGCCCCCAACGCCGCTGCGATATCAGAAAGATGAGATACCATTTCTTCTTGTAACGTAACCTGCTTCTGTGTGTCCGTTCTTATGTCATCGGACAATGTCCCGTTTGCCAGGCCGGTGTCAATAAGCGCCTGTATTGCCGGGTCAAGCTCATATCCATACTCCTGTGATAGCATGTTCATCCGCTCCAGGAAATCGGACATCATGGGGATAGCGGCATTCCCCTCGACACCTTGGCCAGAAAGCTTCTGTATCATGTCGAGTCCAACGAGCTCGAATTGATCGAATTCATTGGTGGTTAGCTTTCTGGCATTACTCAATCCGGTTAGCGCCTGCGCGGCCCCCTCTATCTCACCCCTTAGTTCTTCCGGCATAGATGCGTACCGGTCCTCTATATCGATTATACGACTTAGCGACGGCAGCACGGCCCCGTCAAACTCCGATAGCACCTTGCGCCACCCGTCTGCGGCGGATTTCATTTGTGCCTTTTGGTACGCTTCGATCTCCTTGACGTTGACCCCCAGCGATTTGGAGGCATTCATTAGATCGATCATCGCCGCGGTCCCTTCGAGCCCGAACGATTTCGCCTTGGATATCAGGCCAGAAAAAGCCTTGCTAAGTGATTCCGTGTCAACGTCGAAACTGGTAGGTGCTTCCGGTACAATCCACGATTGGCTGTCCACATCCCATATGTCACCGGCCTCAAGCCGGTCCTGCCACTTAACCATTTCTGAAACAAACCAGGTGAATTCATCCTGCAGTTCATCGGCAACGGTCAGGTTTTTCAGGTCGTTAACGTACGCGCCAAACCCGTCAATATCATGTACCAGGTCGCCGCCAAAGTTGTACCAGAGGTCTTGCAGTTCCTCGAATTGCATTGACATCCCGGAAACTTGCCCTTCATTATTAATCCCGTACTGAGAGTATGCCCCGGCCGCGTAGTTCTGGGAAAATAGCTCTGCACCAGCCTGGGAATACAGATCGCGGATATCATCAACCATAGTGGACAATTGGGATTGCAGCTCTTCGTTGTCGGCGTACATTCCGCTGGAAACGACACCGTATACGCTGCCCATTTTGGAAATAGCGGCAATTACATCCCCGTCAAGGTCCGATGTGACATCACCAAGCTTTCCGATCCAGGTGTCTATGTCCGGGATGATGGAATGCCCGAACATTACATCGTCGTGCATCCCGCCCATACCCGCGATGGCATCCGTGGCGTCTTCCGTCGTGTCGATAACGTCCTGCATGGTCTTTTTCCAGCCGGTCGCAGCGTCATCCATGTGAAAAAATGCCTTTTCTCCTGTCCTGCCAAGCTCCCCCACGGCATCGGAAATTCCAAAAAAACCAATCTCGATACGCTCCAGAACACCAAGCATTTTCTCCTGGAGTTCAATCTGTATTTCCGTATCGCTGCGGATGTCCGCATCAAGTACCCCGGCCGCGATGCCCTGGTCAATTAGCGCCTGCGTGCCGTCGTCAATAGCGTAACCGTATTCTTGCGATAGATATATGATTCTTTCCAGTAGCGGTTTCATTGCAAGGGCGGTATCAGTACCGGTTATACCCTGTGCTTCCAGCTTACCCCTTACATCTTCAACGATCAATCCGAATTGGGCGAAATCCTCTGGCAGCAATTCCGTCACATTGGAAAGCCCAACCAGGGCAGCGGTTGCCCCTTCGATTTGCGTCGCTATCCCCGGCGGGATAGATTCTATTAGCTTAAGTTGCCTAACCTGCTCATCCAGGATGGGGACGGACACCCCGCCCATTTGCTCCAGGACCTGCATCCAGCCTTTTGTCGCCGCAACCATATTGGAGGAGGTGTATTCGGCGATCTCCTTGACATTGAGCCCGAACTCTTCCGCTTCCAGGATAAGCCCGATCATCGCTCTGCCACCTTCAACGCCAAGCTCGACGGCCTTTTCTCTCATAGCGTCAAACGCGGCCCCGAAATTCTTTTGCGTCTCGTATATTGAGGCGGTGCCCTGCTCATAGCTTGATACTATTTCCCGGACCTTCCCAATCCACGCATCAAATGTATTTATTGTGATATTGCTATCCCGAATAATGTCAGGAAGCATTTGATTGAACGCCCGGGCCGCACTACCGGCCCCGCCAAGCTCCTGCGCTAACTTTTCAATGTCTTCGGACCAGTCTCTCGTTACACCGGGCAACCCAGCAATCCTGCGCCGTGCGGCTTCCAGCTCTCCGCTATCACCGGCAAATAGCCCAATTACGTTTTGCAGTACGGATATGGCGCTTGTGGCAATGCCCACCACTCCACCTATCTTATCGATTGTACCAATCAGCCCCTTCCCGGCATCCTGGAATTGATCTATACCACTTCCAACCCCACCTATACCTGATGTTATACCGGAAAGCGACCGCGCCGCAGACTCTGAAATCGCCCCAATTCCTGCGAGATTGCTAACTATTCCACCAAGTGACCCGGATAGGTCCTCAAGCTTAGTGCTAAGCGAAACAACTTCTTTTTCTGTCTTTTCCGCCTCGTCGCCTATATCCTCAATCCCGCTTTCTAATTTCACGGCGTTTTGCGCTGCCTTCGGGAACAGGTCGATTCCCATATCACTGATCGCCCGTGCCACCGGGACCGTGAGCGCGTACATATCACGAAATTCACTATTTAGCCTCTCCAGGCCCTTCGGTACATCCTTCCCCGCAGTCCTAAAGCTATCCGTGAGTTCATCTATTTTATTTTTGAGTGCTGTTGATAGGGTGTAGTTTCTTGAAATTTGATCCCCGTCTTTTTTCCATACAGCCTCCATGGCGCCAACTTGCTGCATCAGCTTCCCGTATCCATCCCTTGTGATAACCCCCAGGCTCTTAGCGGTCTCCTCATATGTCTTTTTCTGTTCTTCCGATACGGCTATTGCCGCGACTTCCGCTTCTTTCTTCTCTTTAATCACTCTGGTAACTTCCCTTAGCTTCATGGTGTTTTCGTCGAGC